CTCAGGTGGTTGCATCGTAGCAAAAGACACGAAAAGAATACTATTACAACAACGTGCCGCATCTGGATCATATGCTAGACATTGGGGATTTTGGGGCGGTAAAGTAGAGCAAGATGAAAATGTTTCGCAAGCATTGCTACGTGAACTCCGTGAAGAAATAGATTTAGATATCGAAAATAGGGTAGAAAAAATATACCCACTAGACCAGTACCATTCGAGAGATAAGAAGTTTAGCTACTATACATTTGTTATAATTGTAGATGCAGAGTTTCTCCCAAAATTAAATACAGAAAGTGGAGGATACGCATGGATTGATAGCGGACATTTCCCAAAACCCATGCACCCAGGCACCAGGGACACACTATTCAAAAAGAACAAATTAAAGCAGATTAAAAATATTATATTATCCCTATAAATACTATAGAGAGAATAAAGGAGGCAGCATGTGTCAAAAGGCATCATTGATTTCAAGAAGCAAAAGTTCATCCGTGACTGCAAAGAATACCTAAAGACAGGTGTTATTGCGGATAGCCTTCGTATTGGTATCAATAACACAACTCCTGGCCACTTAGAATATCTTAAATCTGGACTAACATCAGACGAGAAAAAAGTAATTGATACTGCTATAGAGCGTATCAAACAAAAATACGTGCGTGACATAACAAACAACCGACAAAAGATGAATATGGTTGCTATGGCCGCTCTTGAAAATTTAAGCACAATAGATAGTAGATTTGAAATAAAAGAAGTTATGGAAAGATACAGAGAAAGTATCAATCCAGTAAAAGCATTATACTACGACTTACAAGAAATTATGTTCCTTTATGATGGTAAAGCAAAAAAAGATCATCACAAGTTCTTAATCGAAAAGTTTAACACTAGTGAAAGTTTCGAAGAAATATTACTTGCGGTTGACAGAGACATAGAAGACTTGCGCAAATGTAAAGATCATCTTAGAAATATACGAGATGAGTATAGCCTACCGGGCACAAGTGAGTATAGCAGGCGTGTGATTGATTTACACAATGAGATGGAACAGTGGAAGAAACTATTCAAAAAGTTTCCCGAATGGGTAGTCGAAAACAAGTCAGACGAACACAAGTCTTGGCTGTCATCTACGTTAAGTAAATTCTTTAGTAACGATTAATCCTCTGCTAGAAATTCACTAAACATAATCATTAACTGCTGTTCATCGAATTTTATATGAGTGTCTGCGTCAAGTAATGTTTGAAAATCTTCAATCGTATCACATTCAAATATAACACATGGTGCCTTAGGCATGCCAGTCTTAAATGCAACTACTGCACTATGATGTCCGTCCCAAATTATATACTCTCCGTTAAAAAGTGCAACACATACTGGATGGTGTACTCCAGGATGAAATGATTCTATAATATCAACTGCATGTTCGGGATTAAAACTTTCACGTTGCTTATCAGTTATAACTAACTTTTCCCATGGAACATATTCCATTCGATGCTTTAAATTTAATGGATTAGTTGTGTGGGCTATGTCATATCGTTCTAGGTTATCTAAGAACGATTCAGTTTTTAGTTGTACTGTTTTTTGATTGTTATAATATTTTATTTCCATAAACATATTTATAAACAAAAAAAGGGAGCGTTGCCGCTCCCTTTCTCTGAGTGTTTCTGATAAGAATTACTTACCTACTTTTACTTCTACGAAACCGTCTACTGCATCTGCAATAGCGATACCAACGTATGCTGTCATACGTGGGTCTGCGTCTTCGTTTGTCCAAGCTGTAGCTGTACCTGAAACGTCTGATGCAACAAGGATGTCGCCTTTCTTAACGTCACCTGTTACTTTAACTGGAACACGACCTTGTAGAGCAATGAATGGGTGTGTTTCATTGTTACCTGCTTCGGCATTCATAGCAACCGCTGGACGTAGTGATACTACACCTGCAACTGAACGCTGTGCGAATGCTGATGACGCTGTTACTTCTGCTTCACCGCCGAATACTACAACTGTACCTTCTGCGTATGGAGCATCTGCTGCATAACGTTCTGCAAGGTCAGCATACTTAGCGTATGTTGCTGTACCGTTGAACATTCCTGATGCTGTTACGTTATACCATGTTGGTGAATCACTTGTACGAACATGCTGATTCATTGTATCTGCATAACCGTTGTCTGTGAAACGACCATCTAGGTCAACTGTCACTGAACCACTGTTACGTGATAGTGTTAGAACACCATTGCCTGTGTCGAATGACGCACCTGTTAGGTATGTGTTTGAGTTAGCATCTGATGTTGTTACTGATTCTGATGTACCGTCACCTTTGTGGATTGTGATTGTATCATTTGAAACTGTAATCGCATCTGTTGCACGTAGTGCTTGTGAAGATGTTTTTGCTACTTTTCCTGCAATGTTGTTGTTAACAGTTGTAGCAAAGTTTGCATCATCACCTAGTGCTGCTGCTAGTTCGTTTAGTGTGTTTAGTGTTGACGGCGCTGAATCTGCTAGAGCCGCAATAGATGAATCAACATATGAACGTGTTGAGATACGTGTTTCGTCTACTTTGATTGTGTTACCTGAATCTGAGAACGTTAGACCTGTTGATGCCATGCCGCCCATTAGATCACGGAAAACTTCTTGTGCTGTTGAACCAAGTGTTAAACCGTTATTTAGGTATAGGTGACCGTCTACATCAACACGTGATGCCGTTGTACCGGAATACCATGATGTTGTATCTGAACGACCAAGCGTTACGTCTTTTGTGAACGCTGTATCTTTTGTGATCCAGTTATCAAACAAGTCTGATGAGGCATCGTTAACTTCTGCGTCACCATCGATTGTTGAAATTTTGTTTGCTAGAATTGAAACGTTACGTTCTAGGTCTGCCATACGGCGAAGGTTTGATTTTGATGCGCCAAATACGATGTCATCTGCGGAAATATCTGCATCTGAAAGAATTGGTTCCATCTCACCTTTTGTGTTAACTTTAAACTTGAAGTTTTTATAGTCATCATCTGACGTTGATGCTAGGTTTGAAACATTGTTCCATTTACCATCACTTGTTGATAGGGTAGCGGCTGCGGCTTTTTTTTCTTTCCAAAGGTCTTTAAGTGATTTACTTGAACCACCAATTTTAAATTTACGTGACATTTTTTGTCTCCTTTAAGGGTTATCTAATTCGAAGGGATCTCTCATCCCCATGTCTTGTTAAGACAGTTGGGGGGAATGTTCAAACCCCCCAACTTTGATTAGATTATAGTTTAATTGTTACTACTTCTAGTTCATCATCTTCTGCTAGGATACCTGTTGAAATTGTTAGGTTAGCAGTTGTTGATGCTGTATCTACTGAGAACTCGCCTGGACGTAGCATCTGACGGTTTAGATAAACCGTATACGATACTGCACCTTCTAGCTCATTGAAGTCAAAAGTAACTGCGCCAGTGCCGTTGTTTGTAGCTACTGTTGCGTTTACTGTTTGTGTCGCTGAGTGAGAGTGTGTAAATGCTGTTTCAACTGCCGCTACTGCACGTGCGTCTGTGAAGTATTGGTTTGAACCTTCTGATAGATCAGATGTTGATTTAGCTGAAAGGTTTAGGTTTGTACCAGTTGCGTTTGCAACACGTGCGTCTGCTCTTGCGTCAGTGTAATATAGATTAGTTGTACCTTCAGTAATTTCATCAGTATTGTCTTTACCTGCTACCGCTGTTGAGATAGCTGATGTATATGCTGATGTAATTGCAGTTTCACGTGTATCTGTATACGCTTTAGCGTCTACTTCTGCTTGGTCCGCATATGACTGGTAAGCAGTTGTGATTGCTGTTTCACGTGTATCTGTATACGCCTTCGCATCTTTTTCTGCTTTTGCTACTGAGCCTATTACCGTATCTGCGCCTTCAAGAGTGTCTAAACGACCATCTAATGCTGTATCAGCACTTGCTCTTGATGATGCTTCTGTTGACACAATACCATCTGCATATGTTTTCGCATCTGCTTCTGCTTGGTCTGCGTATGCATTTGCTGCTGCCGCACGTACCACGTCTTTTGCTTCTGCTGATGCGATTGCATCTGCTTCTGCTTGATCCGCATATGCGTTTGCTGCTGTTGCACGTACTACATCTTTTGCTTCTGCCGCTGCGATTGCATCTGCTTCTGCTTGGTCTGCGTATGCATTTGCTGCTGCCGCACGTACCACGTCCTTTGCTTCTGCTGATGCGATTGCATCTGCTTCTGCTTGGTCTGCGTATGATTGTGCATCTGCTTGTGCTTTTGCTACTGATCCAGTACCTGAGCCTTCAATAGTATCTAAGCGACCACTTAGTGCTGTGTCTGCTGCGGCACGTGTTGTGATTTCAGTACCCAGTGCTGTGTCGTTTGTTGTATCAACTGAGTTGATAAATGTAACGATTTCTGCAAATGTATCTTTGTCTGCACTTGATGCAGATAAGATAGCGTCAACGCGACCTTTTTGTACATCTGAATATGACTGATAAGCAGTTGTGATAGCTGTTTCACGTGTATCTGTATATGCTTTTGCATCTGCTTCCGCTTGGTCTGCGTATGCATTTGCTGATGCAATTGCATCTGCTTCTGCTGTATCAGCATATGATTGGTAAGCAGTTGTGATTGCTGTTTCACGTGTATCTGTATATGCTTTAGCGTCTACTTCTGCTTGGTCTGCGTATGCATTTGCTGATGCAATTGCATCTGCTTCTGCTGTATCAGCATATGACTGGTAAGCAGTTGTGATAGCTGTTTCACGTGTATCTGTATACGCTTTAGCGTCTACTTCTGCTTGATCCGCATATGCGTTTGCTGATGCAATTGCATCTGCTTCTGCTGTATCAGCATATGCTTTCGCATCTACTAGTGCTTGGTCTGCTTTAGTAGTTGCGTCTAATGCCGCTGATGCTGCACGTACCACGTCTTTTGCTTCTGCTGATGCGATTGCATCTGCTTCTGCTTGATCCGCATATGCGTTTGCTGCTGTTGCACGTACTACATCTTTTGCTTCTGCTGATGCGATTGCATCTGCTTCTGCTTGGTCTGCATATGATTGTGCATCTGCTTGTGCTTTTGCTACTGATCCAGTACCTGTGCCTTCGATTGTATTTAAACGATTGCCAAGTGCTGTATCTGCTGATGCACGTGTCGATGCTTCATTGTTGATATTTGTTTGCAGTGTACTATCTGCTGATGTACGATTAGCAATTTCAGTACCTAGTGCTGAATCATTTGTCGTATCTACAGAGTTTACTAGTGAAACGATTTCTGCAAACGTATCGGCATCTGATGTTGATGCTGACATAATCGCATCGATACGTGATTTTTCAGTATTGATGTTTGTTTGAAGTGTGCTATCTGCCGCTTCGTATGCAGTTGTGATAGCTGTTTCACGTGTATCTGTATACGCTTTAGCGTCTGCTTCTGCTTGGTCTGCGTATGCATTTGCTGCAGCTGCACGTACCACGTCTTTTGCTTCTGCCGATGCGATTGCGTCTGCTTCTGCTTGGTCTGCGTATGCATTTGCTGCTGTTGCACGTACTACATCTTTTGCTTCTGCTGATGCTACCGCATCTGCTTCTGCTTGGTCTGCGTATGCATTTGCTGCTGTTGCACGTACTACATCTTTTGCTTCTGCCGCTGCGATTGCGTCTACTTCTGCTTGGTCTGCGTATGCATTTGCTGATGCTACCGCATCTGCTTCTGCTTGGTCCGCATATGACTGGTAAGCAGTTGTGATAGCTGTTTCACGTGTATCTGTATACGCTTTAGCGTCTACTTCTGCTTGATCCGCATATGCGTTTGCTGCTGCCGCACGTACTACGTCTTTTGCTTCCGCTGATGCGATTGCATCTGCTTCTGCTTTTGCTACTGAACCAGTACCAGTACCTTCAACAGTATCTAAACGACCAGCAAGTGCTGTATCTGCTGATGCACGTGTTGATGCTTCATTGTCGATATTTGTTTGTAGTGTTGTATCTGCTGATGCACGTGTTGATGCTTCATTGTCGATATTTGTTTGTAGTGTTGTATCTGCTGATGCACGGTTAGCAATTTCACCGGCTAGTACTGAGTCATTTGTTGCATCTACTGAGTTAACAAGAGATACTACTTCTGCGAACGTATCTGCATCTGTTGTTGAAGCTGACATAATTGCATCAATACGTGACTTTTCAGTATTGATTGCTGACGATAGTGACGAGTCTGCTGCTTGGTATGCAGTTGTGATTGCTGTTTCACGTGTGTCTGTATACGCTTTAGCATCCGCTTCTGCTTGGTCTGCGTATGCATTTGCTGCAGCTGCACGTACCACGTCTTTAGCTTCTGCCTCTGCGATTGCATCTGCTTCTGCTTGGTCTGCTTTAGTAGTTGCGTCTAATGCCGCTGCTGTCGCACGTACTACGTCTTTTGCTTCTGCTGATGCTACCGCATCTGCTTCTGCTTGATCCGCATATGCGTTTGCTGCTGTTGCACGTACTACATCTTTTGCTTCTGCCTCTGCGATTGCATCTGCTTCTGCTTGGTCTGTATATGCGTTTGCTGCTGCCGCACGTACTACATCTTTAGCTTCTGCCGATGCGATTGCATCTGCTTCTGCTTGGTCTGCGTATGCGTTTGCTGCTGCTGCACGTACTACGTCTTTTGCTTCTGCTGATGCTACCGCATCTGCTTCTGCTGTATCAGCATATGATTGGTAAGCAGTTGTGATAGCTGTTTCACGTGTATCAGTATATGCGTTTGCATCTGCTTCTGCTTGGTCTGCATATGCATTTGCTGCTGCCGCACGTACTACATCTTTAGCTTCTGCTGATGCAATTGCATCTGCTTCTGCTTTAGCTACAGAACCTGTACCTGAGCCTTCAATAGTATCTAAACGACCACTTAGTGCTGTATCTGCTGCGGCACGTGTAGTAATTTCAGTACCTAGTGCTGTATCATTAGTTGTGTCAACTGAGTTAACAAATGTAACGATTTCTGCAAACGTATCTTTGTCTGCACTTGATGCTGATAGGATAGCATCGACACGTGCTTTTTGTACATCTGAATATGACTGATAAGCAGTTGTGATAGCTGTTTCACGACCATCTGTGTAAGCATTTGCTGATGCAATTGCATCTGCTTCTGCTGTATCTGCATATGTTTTAGCGTCTACTAGTGCTTGGTCTGCTTTAGTAGTTGCGTCTAATGCCGCTGCTGCCGCACGTACTACGTCTTTTGCTTCCGCTGATGCGATTGCATCTGCTTCTGCTTGGTCTGCGTATGCATTTGCTGCTGTTGCACGTACTACATCTTTAGCTTCTGCCGATGCGATTGCATCTGCTTCTGCTTGGTCTGCGTATGCGTTTGCTGATGCTACCGCATCTGCTTCTGCTTGGTCCGCATATGACTGGTATGCTGATGTAATTGCAGTTTCACGTGTATCAGTATATGCGTTTGCATCTGCTTCTGCTTGGTCTGCATATGCATTTGCTGCTGTTGCACGTACTACGTCTTTTGCTTCCGCTGATGCGATTGCATCTGCTTCTGCTTGGTCTGCGTATGCATTTGCTGCTGCTGCACGTACCACGTCTTTTGCTTCTGCTGATGCAACTGCATCTGCTTCTGCTTGGTCTGCGTATGCGTTTGCTGATGCTACCGCATCTGCTTCTGCTTGGTCTGTATATGCGTTTGCTGATGCTACCGCATCTGCTTCTGCTTGGTCTGTATATGCGTTTGCTGATGCGATTGCATCTGCTTCTGCTTGGTCTGCGTATGCATTTGCTGCTACAGCACGTGCTTGATCTTTTGCTTCTGCTGATGCAACTGCATCTGATCCTGTCGTATCTGCATATGACTGGTATGCTGATGTAATTGCAGTTTCACGTGTGTCTGTGTATGTGTTTGCTGCTGCTGTTGCATCTACTTCTGCTTGGTCTGCATATGCATTTACTGCCGCCTCACGTGATGGTGTGAAGTAGCGGTTTGTACCTGTTTCTGCTAGGTCATCAGTATCATGATTTAATAATGAAGAGACTGTACCAGTTACATCACCCGTTAGGTCACCAATAAAGTTAGCCGCTTTAAAGTCTTCTGCGCCTACACTCCAACGGTCGTTTGTTTCGTCCCAAAGTAGCTGAACGTTTAGATCATCGCCGCGTTCTACTTCGATACCACCTGATTGTGATGCGGCACCTAGAGTATTTGAATTTAGTAGAAGAATGTTATCTGCTAGTTCAATTGTCTCTGAGTTAACTGTTGTTACTGTACCTGTAACTGTTAGTGAACCACCAACTGTAACATCGCCTGAGAAGTCACCTGTTGTTGCGTCAACTGCTAGTGTGCCGCCTGACAGACCAGATGAGATTGCTGAATCAACATATGTTTTGTTTGCTGAATCTGCGCCGTCTACCGGTGCTGAAACGTTTTTGATACGATTTGAATTCATATCTAGGTGATCGCCAAAATGTAGATCGCCTGTTAGTGCATTTACTTCACCATTTACAGAAATACCTGATGCTGATGAAAGTTGTAGAGTACCAGTACCTGTTGTTTCAATTTTTAGGTTTTGGTTGATATCAGTTGTAATGTTGATTGTACCAGCATTGTCTTCGATAACTTTTTTACCGTTAACATAAAGTGAGCCAGGACCAACATACACATCGCGCCACATATGTGTCATTGAACCTAGATCATATGTAATGTTTGCTGATGGAATGATGTGACCTGTCATACCTAGGTCACCTGTGATTGAAACATCATCCGAGAATGATGCAGTTGAAGTTACTGCTAGTGTTCCACCAATAGTCACATTTGATGTAAATGAACCTGATGAAGCCGTTGACGCAGCACCTTCACGTGCTAGTGGAAAACCACCTGTTGTTGAGCCGTCGTGTACGACAAGAGTTTTCTTGTCTGTATCAACTGTAACCTCACCCAGAAGACCTGTGAAAGAGTTATGTTGAGTAGTATTACCACGGCGGAATTGGATTGCATATGCAGCCATATTATTTCTCCCGTCTATATATAAATCGATTTGTTATAGACAACACTGGAATAGGGGATCAGCATTATCTAATAGTATTTATCGTAAACACCATTTGAGTTTAATTTATAGTTAATTTATAAACGTATTATAACACTAAACAACCGCAACTTCAACCATTTTTCTACCGTCATCTAAATTAGTTTCGAGTGCTTTAGCAAGTACAGCTAGACCTAAATCTCGTTTGCCTACTGATTTCGCAAAGCCTGGAGTTGATGATGTCACTAACAAATCACCCTTTGTTACTGGTCCAATTACCTGACAAGGGACTCGACCTTTAAGGGCAACATATGGGTGAGTTTGTGAATTACCTGCTGCTGAATTCATTTTAAGTGCAGGTGAACCAGATATAATACCAGCTACAGAAACATCCATTTCATCTACTGTTGTTGTGATTTCTGCTTCACCGCCATATATAACAACAGTGCCGACTGTATACGGAGCATCGGACGCATAGCGTTCTGCAAGGTCAGCAAACGTAGCTTCAATTTCATGTCCATAAATAGTACGCCATTGGTTAGTTGTACTACCCAAGTCATATTGATTATCTGCATTAACAAGAATTGAACCGCTCATTGTGCCACCAGTCAGTGACAAATCGTTATCTGCTACTGAGCCTACAATTTGGTAACCAACATGTCGAACCAGAATTATCTGTCCTGCAGGTGGGGTCGTTGTAAATGTAATCGTAGAGCCGGTAACTGAATAATCTGAACCTGGCATCTGAGTGACACCGTTCATAGTTACGATTACTGCATCTGCATTTCCTGGTGTTGCGCTTAGGTTGAATGTAGCATTTGTATTGTCACCAGTCAGAACATCTTTTGTTACTGCGGGCACGTTTGAAATATTATCGAAATGTACGTTTGCATCACCAGATGTTGCTAAGTCTGTTCTTAAAACATCAACACGTGTATCCGCTCTCGCTTCGGTATAATATAAGTTTGTACCTTCAGGCAACTCACTGGTTGTATGTTCTGTTAAATTAAAATGCACAACACCAGTGCCACTATTATAAGTCAAGTCACCAGTTGCACTTATTGCGCCTCGACCGCGCGGGATTGTCCAATAAAGATTTGTTATACCTTCAGACAGGTCATCTGAATCTTTTCCTTCAAATGCATCATTAAAGCGCGTATCTGTCCAATATAAGTTACTAAAACCTTCTGATAGGTCATCAGTCACATGATTGGAAATATCTGTGATTTGACCAGTAACATTACCAATTACATTACCTTGTAAATCTCCTAAGAACGTACCACTAGTGAATAAGTTCTCAGCACCCAGTGACCAATAATCACTGCCTTCATTCCACAAGAATGACACATTTAAGTCAGTACCACGTTCAATTTCAATACCACCTGATTGTGTTGGTACTCCAGTTTCATTTGAGTTTAATAGAAGAATATTATCCGCAAGATTTATTGTTTCAGTATTTACAACTGTATATGCGCCAGTAACTGTTAGATTACCAGTTAAAACCATATTCGCAAACTGCACGTCAGCAGCTATACCAACGTCTTGTCCAATTGAGATTTCGCCAGTCGTATTGTTATAAATTACCCCAGTTCCGCCAGTTAGCGTCTGTCTAATATCTGATGTAGAAACACCTTGATGTGAAATCACGCCAGTATTTTCATCAAACGAGAAGGTATCAAACTCACTTGTGTCTACTACAGTTAACGCTTCTCTAACACGTGCATCTGTATAATAAAGATTCGTTGAACCTTCTGTTAAATCATCTGTTGTGTTCTGTGATAAATCAAAGCCGCCTGTTGGTGTTGCAGAAATAGTGATAGTATTAGCATTGTCATCATAAACAATATTAGTATTGGTGCCTGCTACTAGTGCTGATGCAACTGCATCTTGCGCACGTTCATCAGTGAAGTATAAGTTTGTTGCACCTTCAGAAAGATTATCAGTAGTATTATTTGAAAAATCATCTTCGATGCCATCGATTGTTATTGTTCCAGCAGTATCGTTATAAGTTAATGTAATATTATTACCAGCGACTAGTAGGTCTGCGACACGGTCATCGACACGTTCATTTGTATGGTACAGGTTACTTGCGCCTTCAAGTAAATCATCTGTAGTATTACCTGTTAAACCATTTGCATTTATTGTAAACGTGCCAGCAATATCATCGTACTGCATAGTGATATTTGTACCTGGAGTCATCAATGCAGCAACTCTGTCATCTACTCTTTCATCTGTAAAATATAGATTTGTTCCTTCTACCAGATTTGTAGTTGTATAGTTTGTAAGAACGTTAGTGATGTTTGTACCATCACCTGAAATATTTGTTGCTGAAATGTTACCTTCTGCTGTTAAATTATCTACAAGCATAGATGCTGAATTATAAGACGCATGTGCTATGTTAATATTCGAACTGTCGCTTGGCTCAACAGTATAACTATCAAAGATTTTAAATACACCGTCTGATGCATCTCTGAATAAACCACTGTGTGCGTATGTTCCGTCATCGTATGCACCTACCCAACCTAAGTCTGCGTTAACATGCGCATGTCCATATGATTCACCACCTGATACATATGTATCTGTGACTGAGCTTGTAATAGTAAATGATGTGGCATCTGCCGCAGTAACTATACCATCTTCAATGTTAAAGCTACTTGGATTTACACCCGTAATATCAACTGTATAACCTAAACTATATGTATTGTCCGCAGTATATGTTACTGTTGTGCCATTACCGACGGCACCAGTGATTGTCGTTTCTCCGCCTTCGTTAAGGTATAATAAGTTTTCATTGATACGTGTTGTTTCGGAGAATACAGTAGTCGTTGTACCAGATACAGTTAAGTTGCCGTCAATAATAACATTGTTAGTTGCATTAATATCATTGAATACCACGTTACTTGAAGGAGATACATCCTGTCCGATTGAGATTTCCCCATTTGAAATAGAAACGCCGGTTCCGGCTGAGAAATGGGCGCGGACTTCATTTGCTGATGGGCCGGTATATGTGATAATACCGTTTGAATATGTAAGAGAACCGTCTCCACTTAAATCAGTGACACTAATTGCATCGTGTACTCTTTGATCTGTAAAGTACAGGTTGAGCGTACCTTCAGAAAGATTATCTGTAGTTTTTAGTCCAAGTGCAGTATTAAATCTAGCATCTGTATAATAAAGATTTCCTGCACCTTCATTTATATTATCTGTGTCTAAAACCACTGCTCCGGTCTGAGTGTTTACACTTGTAACCGCTCCGCTTGCATTCAAGTTAAGTTGGTTCGTACCATCTACATACGAGACTGAGATATTAGTGTGATTTCCTCGTAGGATTAAACCCGCTACAATATCTTCAACATCCTCTGTTACAAGTTTATCTTCAAATTGTAGAGTGTTACCTGCACCAACTGCTAAAATTTGCCCTTCAAATGCACTAGTTGTATCTAGTTTGGATAACGAAACACTGTTATCTTCTAGTACAAACTTGCTTACCTTTGTTATACTCATTAGTTCTCAACCTTTATGTTTTTAATACACATTCAACAAGTTTTTCACCTGCGTCCGTATTTGTTTCTAGTGCAATACCAACAATGTGGGCACCGTTATATTGTTTACCTGCGGTACCATTCTCATATACAAAAACAGCTTCGCCTTTTTTAATTTTACCTACAACTCTAACTGGTACTCGACCTTTAAGAGCTAGTGCCTGCCCATCACATTCTTCGTTCATTAAGAATGCTGGATTCTCAGAAATTACTCCAATCGGATATCCCAATGTTTGAACTGGACAAGTTTCGTAGTCATCTGATGACGAAACCATCATAACAGTTCCCACCGGATGTTCAATTTCTGTTGTATATTTTTCTGCAAGGTCAGCATATTTTGCTGTAGTCGCAGTGCCGTGAAAGTTAGTAGCAGTTACATCAACAAAATTAGGGGAGTCAGTTGTTGCTACACCCTGATTCATTGCATCCGCATTTACGTTATCAGTGTAGCGACCATCTAAGTCAACCGTTACTGTATTCGTATCATTTTTAGTAAGAGTCAGTACACCATTTGTTGTATTAAATGAAGCACTTGACAAATATGTACCACTTGTATTAATCGTAATATTTGATGATCCATCAAACGATGCCGAGCCAGTAACATCACCTGATAATGTAATAGTACGTGCAGTCGCCAATGAACTTGCTGTTGACGCATTACCATTTAATGGTCCGTGAAATGTTTCTGCTTGTAGCGGTGCAAGACTAAAACTTGCATGTGCAATATCTATAGATTGCCCAGGTTCTGGTGTGTAACCGTCAAATGCTTTAAATATACCGTCAGTTGCATCTCTAAACATACCGGCATGTCTATATGTACCGTCATTATAATTGCCTGCCCAACCCAAGTCAGGATTAGTAATAGTAGATCCATCGTTTAGATAAATCATATTATCTTCAATTACAAGTTCTGTTGCGTTAACTGTTACTGTAGTACCTTCAACTGTTAGATTACCATTGACTATTAAATCATGTACTGTAATATCGTTAGTCGTAGAATTACCGCGTGTAGTTACACTGTCGAGCGTATCGGTCTCTGCGAATGTGCCTGTAAGTTGATAGCGCCCATCTAAATCAACAGTCAAATCATTTAGTGTTCCAGTTCTACCTAAGGTAAGAAGACCAGTTGATGTAGAAAATGTTAAGCTGTTAACATAATCATTTGTATCAGTAAATGATGTGATATAACCATATGTAGAGTGATCTCCCCATCCATAAGCTGTATTCCAATGTGATATTTCAGTTGATGTAATAGCTTTTACATACCCTGGAACAGTAGGATCTGTCTCTGTGAATGATGTTAGATAGCCAACTAGCGAATGATCTCCCCATCCATATGCTGTATCCCACTCTGTGATTTTTGTATTAGTAATATTATAAACAGGATGCGCCTGAAATATAGGATCTGTCTCGGTGAATGATGTTAGATATCCAACTAGTGAATGATCTCCCCATCCATATGCTGTATCCCAATTAGCTATATTAGATCCAGATATTGATTTTACATGTGTTGGAACTGTTGGGTCTGTCTCGGTGAATGATGTTAGATATCCAACTAGTGAATGATCTCCCCATCCATAAGCTGTATTCCAATTAGCTATATTAGATCCAGATATTGATTTTACATGTGTTGGAACTGTTGGGTCTGTTTCAGTAAATGATGTTAGATAGCCACTATCATTTGTAAATGAACTTATAAGCGTAGGAATAACAGGACCAGTATAACTCACATTAAGAGTTCCACCAGAACCTAACGTAATAGTTCCACCGCCTGTTAAATCTCCTCCAACATTTAGTGTGAACTGAGTATCACCTTCTACTGCCGTACCTGCTGTTGTTCCGAATACACTATTGTGCAAATTAGTATTCTGTACAGTAGATGCACCTAAAATATATGAATTAATATTTGTAGTCATTACATCATACTCACAAATACTTCGACTATTCCTTCACCTGTTCCCGGCTTTGCTTCAATTGCTTTGCCAATTACAGTACCAATCATTGGAACACCCAGTGATGTTTTAGCGTACCCAGGTCTATCTGATGTTACCAACAGGTCTCCCTTTTCGACTTTGCCGATTACTTTGCATGGCACTCTGCCTTTAAGAGCAATATAAGGATGCGTCTGTGAATTACCTGCTGCTGAATTCATTTTAAGTGCTGGATCAGTTGAAACGATACCAACTACTTTAGTATCTGCTATCATCGTAGTTGTTGTAATTTCTGCTTCGCCGCCAAATACTAGAACAGTACCTGGTTCATAAGGAGCATCTGCTGAATATCTCTCTGCAAGGTCAGCGTATGTTGCTTCTACTGTATGTCCATAAATTACATTCCATTGTTCTGTCGCTGTTCCCAAATCGTATGTCGCATCTTGTGATGGCGAAATTGAACCTGCTACTGTGTTGTTAGCATCATTTACCATATGGTTTGTTGGTATTGCGGCTGATGTAATGTAGTTTGCATCGTTTGTGAATGCGCTTACGTTTGTCGGAACTGTTGGGATAGTAGGCGTATTAGTAAAGTTTGCATAATCTAAGTAATAAGATCCTGCAAATGTATTCAATGTATCTGCATCTGCAACAGTTGATGCAACTGTGTTACTTGCCATCTTAATTATATTCATAACAGAACTTAGTGCGAGTGGCGCTGATAGTGTCAATGTATTACCAGCCATCGTGTATGATGTTGTTGGTTCTTGTACTACACCATCAATGTAGACTAGGACTTGCCAATCTTGCGATACAGTATAAGGAAGTACAAACTGACTAACAGAACCAGTGCCAGTAAACGTATTGAATTCTAAATTATTAATTTTAACTGCTGTATCTACAACAATATTATCGCCGTCTGTTGAAACAGTTAAGTCTAAGTTAGGACCTGATGAAAGTGTTCTAAATGCTGCTTGTGTGGTGTTAGTAGTATCAAGAATTTGTTCACCAGTGCCTATATTTGTAGCATCAAAACTAATTTCAAAAGTATTTGCAGGGTCAGTGTATGTAGCAGAAATACCATACGATGCGTCAAATAGATTACTAATTCTATCATCAACACGCTCATCTGTGTAATATAAGTTTGTGCCTTCAGCTAAGTCTGTTGTTGTATAGTTTGTAAGAACATTAGTGATATTTGTACCGTCACCATAGATGTCAGTAAAGTATGCTTGCACTGGATTAGTGTCACCAATTACAGTACCGTTGATATTGCCGCCAGTTATATTGACATTAGAAGAAATAAGCGGCCCAGTGATACTTGTATTTGCAAGAATTGTATCTGCTTCAATATTACCGGAATAGAATGTTTCTCCAAATGTTGTCCATCTGTCATTCGTTTCGTCCCAACCGAACTTGACATTTCCGTCTACATCTCTCTGAATTTCAATACCAACATCGTCTGATGCTGAACCAGTATGTTCACTATTAAGTAACATAAATGGATCTGATATTTCAGTATTGATTGTATTAACTGATGTTGTCGTACCATCAACTATCAGATTGCCTTTAATAACTAAGGTGCCATTTCTTGATTCGATAATAGCATCTTCTGTACCATTATCAAATAGAACTTTCTCACCTCTTAGAAATAATCGGTCGTCAAATTTTATTTGTTCTGCCATGTTATTCTTCCAAACTTAGATTGTGTTATGTCTATTTATCAGATTTAACTTAGAACATAAAAAAACCCGGGAGTTTCCTCCCGGGTTAATATTAGTAATCGTTTAAGTAAAACTTATACGAATGCTAGGTTTGCAACTTCGATTTTTGAAACGTAATCTGCTGCGTTACCTAGTGATGATGCTGTGTTTGTTAGCTCAACGTAACCGTAACGAGTCATGAATGACACTACTGGTTCGAATGACTGTGGATCCACAACAACGCCTGATGACATTAGCGGTACGTATGGGCAATAGAATGCTGCTGCATCGATTTCGCCTGAGCCTTTATAGCCTAGTAGAACTGGTGCTGCGTCATTTGCATATGTGTTTACATATACGCGCATTGTGCCGTTTAGTGTGCCTACGAACTTTGTGTTTGTTGGCGCTTCGAATGTACCTTCTGTTGTACGTGCGAAAGCTGATGTAGTTGCTGACTGTAGCACTGTTAGTGCTGCTGGTGAAACAACTGCCCAGTTTGCTGCACCGCGACGTGTGCGCTGTGCTACTAGGTTAGCTTGTTGGTTGATTAGAGTTGCTAGAACTGCATGACGATCACCTACGAATGTTGGTGTACCAGTAAACTGTGTGTTTGTCATGTCGAAAGTCGCACCAGTTGTCGCTAGATTTTCTAGTGAACCTAGAACTTCTTGGTCGATTTCTGCTGTGATTTCCATAGCAAGTGCTGCCATGATTTCTGCTTCTACGTCTAGACCGTGCATTGCGTTAGCGTCTTGTGCCGCTTCGAATGTCCAACGTGCTGATAGCTTACGTGTTTTTGCTTCAACAGTTTGCTTCATTACTTGGATTGACATACGGTTACCCGCTGTACCTTCCATTGCTGCTGTTGCTGCTGGTGCCGAGCCGTTTGCGCCTGAGTATGACTTAGCAATATCGAATGGTGATAGAGCTTCTTGGCCTGCTGTTACGCCTGCTGCGTTGTCTGCATAACGTACACGTAGTGTGTGAATCTGACCCACTGGACCAGTCATTGGCTGTACGCCGATGATTTCGTTTGCAATAACTGTTGGCATTACACGACGGATAACTGGTAGGATCACTTTGTTTAGTGTCGCAATGTTACCTGCTTGTGTTGCGCCTGCTGTTGCTGATTCTGCAAGAGCTACTTTTGTGTTGTTTAGTACTGATGACATTACGTCACGTTTTGTGCCTTCTAGACCTTCTAGTAGCGCATCACGTGTGTTGTCCCAGTTGTTACCTTCAAAAAGATTTTCCATCTGTTTGATTCTCCTGTGTTCTGGTTAATTACTTTAGACCGGCTAGTTTTCTTAGCACGACTATATCAGCATCGTCACCTGTTGACTGTGTTGTTTCTTTTACAACGCGGTCACCAGTGTGTTCTGTAACTTTGCTTTCTGTTAGGGTTTTTGTTTCCGCTTGCGCTGAAACTGATTCATTTAAAACAGCTGGTAGATATTTCTTAAAAGCTGTTTTTAAATTAGTTGTTTTCACTGATTCAAGTAAGTCTGACATTACTTCACGCTTTTGACCAGCAAGTGGTGATAGTAGTTCGTCTAGTTTCGCTTTGCGATTCATACGATCTTCCATTACGCGCTTTGCTTTTTGCGCTGTAGCAATATCTGCTTCTTTAGCAGTAATCACTGCTTCTAATTCTGCAACTTTGTTAGCAGTTTCGTTTAGCTTTTTGTTCACTTTAGCTACTTCTGTGCCTTCATTTAATTGTGATGACATGAATTCACCTGCGAATGCTTCAAACAACTTACGACCAAATTCGTTTTCTTTAGCCGCTGTGATGTCCTCTTTAAGCATTGCGATTTCTGAACGTAGAGCATTAGAGATTGTGTTCTCTACTAGCTCTGCTGAACGCTTGACAAATGATTCTTTTGTTTTGTTAAGAAGTTGTTTGCCTTCTGCTACCATGCGTACTTTAGTTTCTACTAATTCACGCTTGTCGTTATGGAATTCTGCAAGTTCACGTGAAAGTTGCTTCACTACAAACGATTTTGTCGTTTCTAGATTTTCAGCTACTTTTGCACGGTCAGCTTGTAGTTCCTTAACTTCTGCTGCAAGTTGAGAAGTAATGAATTTTTCAAGGATTTTAGCGTGTTCAGAAATTGCTTTCTTATACGCAACTCGTTCTGCGATTAGAGATTCACGGTCTGACTTAAACTCAGTCATCTCAGCTTGGATTGCTGTAGTTAGCATATTATCCATTGCTTCAACGATAACACCTTTGTCATGTTCAAACTTTTGTGCGAATTCTTCACGCAACTCGGCTGTAATTTCCTCTCTTGCTTCATTTAGTTTTGCTTCCATAGCCTCTTTAATAGCCGCACCAGCTTCTTCGCTTAGTGCGCCGGACTCTAGAAGGTTAGCAAGGATTTCTGTTGCCATTGTTGCTTCTCCTGTTTACAGTTTAAGTTCACGAATGAACTTTACTATTTCTTCTGACAAGTACTTCTGTGCCGCCTTGTCGTGTTGAACACTCTGTGCAAGCTGCCAAGTTTGATAGCCGCCCTTCATGTTCATTAATCCTTCGTAGATAGCCTTTGGATATGCTTCTGGAGCACTAGGCTGAGCTACGATATCTACAGTTACAATCTCAAAGTTACTCACGTTACCATCATTGCCAACTTCACCTGAACCACGAGACGAGACACCCAATGTAGCGCCTGATTCGATTAGTGTTCTGATGATGTTGCCCATTGGTGTAGGAACAATTTTAAGTTTACCATAGCCGTTCGGTCCGTCCATCCACATATTTTCAATAATATGGGACACACGGTCAACGTTAACTGTTAATTCTGGTGGATGATCACATTCACCTAGAACAGGGAAGCCTTCAGAGATTTTTTTCTGAACGCTTTCTACTGCTCTTGAGATTTCTGAAACCGGGTAAACACGCTGGTTAGCATTCTTAACGCCACCTTGGACGAAAATGCCTTCCATAAACATGTTTTTTCCACCGTCTTCACCTTCGACAATGCGGGTTTTAACGCCTGCTTGACTGTGTGAAAATCTTTCAATAAGAACGGTCATTGGTTTCTCCAAATAGAATTTAGTTTACGATGTGATTGACTTGTTATTCACGCCGTTATCACCTGGCTTTGCCGCTTGATTTGACATTGCTGGTGATTTTGAGTTACCTGATACGTTTACATTCTTTGTATTCATATCTTTTGGTGCGTCACCTTTGCCGCCTGATGTGTTACCATCATTCGCTTTTACTGGTGCTGCATTTGAATCATCGCCTGGGCGCTTTGGATTTGCATTAACTGTTGATGATGTGTTATCACCGTTGTCGCCTGCTGATGCTGACACTGGAGTTACGTACTCATTTAGGTCTTCATCTTCTTCTGCGTCATCTTCTGATTCTTCTAGGTCAAGTTCTTCACCTTCTTCTAGGTCTTCGTCTTCTGACTCGTCTAGTTCTAGTTCAAATGACTCTTCCATTTCGTCTTCCGCATCCATATCGTCTGCTTCGTCTTCCATGTCATCGTCTTCACCTGACATAATTTTTTCGAATTCTGCTTCTAGTTCTGCAAGTGCTGACTCTAGGTCATCTACACGTGCTTCAACGCCTTCGTCTTCTGCTTCAGCATCGTCATCCATTTCTAGATCATCGATTGCTTCTTCATCTTCCATTTCGTCTTCGTCATAGAATTCTTCGTTTTCGATTTCTGATGCATCATCTTCTAGTTCTGATGCTTCGTCTTCTAGCTCAACGATATCGTCTGACTCGTCTAGTTCCTCAAGTTCTTCTTCTACTACTTCATCACTTTCGTTCAGTAGTTCCTCGTGGATCTGACGAGCATTTTCTACGATAAAATCGTGCAGTAGCTCTTCCGCTGCTTCACGCTCCTCGTTGATAAGAAGTTCTAGTACTTGTTCTAGCTTGCTTGACATATTAATGTCTCCTTATCTAAAAAGCCACTGCTTTCTGTGGCGGTTGTAGAAACACTCTTTGTTTCAAAAGTATTTATAGGCAAAGATAGTGTATAATAGGGAAATGCAAAAAAACGGCTACTTTTGAGCCGTTTCATTGTCGTAGAGATATTTAGTATGTGACGTATATAGTAAAACTTACTACTTAATATGAATTAAAGCTCCATATCCCCGCCGCCATCGTCACCTGAGCCTTTGTATTGGCGTTGTACCTGCTGTGATTTAATACCTTCTTGGTACTTACGATACTCACGTATTTTACGCAACTTTGCTAGGTGGATAAGAGTTAGACGATCCTTACGTGTATCATCTATCTCTCTACTATTATGATTATCCTCGTCAGGAGAATAGTTTTCTGTTAGGTCTGAATATCTCATAGTAGTATTTATACTTCTTCGTCTGTTTCTGCGTTTTCTGCACCAGATATCGGTGAACCGTCATCTGTATCATCTTGATCAGTTTCATCGAAGTCAAAATCATCGCCCCCACCTAAGTCATCAGGAGAAGGAGCTGCCCCGACACCTTTAAGATTGTCACTTGCTCCTGCAAGTTCATCGGTGTCGCCGTTTTCTTGGCGCCATAGCTTTTCATTTTCTAGGATCTCATCTTCTGTTAGTCCTAAGAAACGCTGTAGTGCAAAACGTTTACTAATATAGTCCGCACCTTCGATACTTGAGAATACATTCATAGCAACTTGGTCTACTTCTGCTTGACGGAACTTGCCGAAGTTCTGAGGAGTATTAAATTGTAATGAGAAACGCGAACTTTCTACTTGTACGCCGCGATTTTTACAGAACATCTTAAACTCGTTGTCTAGTTGTTCAACAATAAGTGCTTGTAAACGCTCACAAAACTTTGTAAATCTAAATTCAGCAATCATTGCTGTACCTACACGACCATCATTAACTGTTGCTCCGCCGTCATCCATACCACCTAAGTATGAAGCTGGAACACGCAAACCACGTAATAACTTGTCATTGAAGTATTTCAAATCATCGATTTGTCCTAAGTTCTCACCGCCTGGTAGTGTTTCAACTTTAGAACCACGACCTTCTGCTGTTTGTGCAAAGAAGTAATCTTCCATAATTGATAGTGGATTGTAAGCACTATCAGTAACAGTTTGTCCGCCACCAGTCTTACTTGGAATACGTCTTTGATGAATTTCATTCTTAATACGCTCTAGGTGCGCACGTGCTTTGTGTGTTGGCATGTTACCAACATCAATATAGAACACTCTACGTTCTGGCGCACGTTGTACACGATATATTAGAATAGCGTCTTCTAGTAGTTCTTTTTGTTTATATACTTTAAAGATTGGTTCAAGAATAGAAGTACCAAAAGGCCAGAAGCCATCGATACCTTCATTCAATGAAATGTGAATAACGTGTGCCGCATCTACTGGCGTAGATGATTGGTCGTTTGCGAAACGTGAGCCGCCTGCCGAACCACCAGTATAACCTTGAGTAGTATTACTATTCAAGTTAGGCATACCTGATGCACCTGCACCTGTTTGTGTAAGTTTGTTTGCATCGGCAGTGATATTCATACTTTCCATATTGATATCAATATCTTTGATATAATATGCTTCTACTTTCTTGCCTTTGCCTTCGTTGACAACTACTTTATCTACTTTAGCAGGATCGACCCAAAATAGTTTATATGTTTCTGGATCACGAACAAAGATTTGGTCACCGTACTTAATGGCATTTCGGAAGATACGGAAAACACGTTTGTTCATTTCGTTAACTGAACACCACTGTCGTAGTGTACGCTGTAGAACATCATTCTCAGATTCAGTTGGATCTTCTGGGAAGTCAAACTTAAATGGCAACCTAGAGTTTTCATCTTGTAGTGTTGAAAATTCAGCAATAATATCCAATGCCGCATTCACTTCACTATCTAAGTCCATTTGGTCGTACTGCCCATAACGTTGCACACGGTTTGGTTGTCCCTGATAAACTTCAGGTAACCAACTGCTATAACGCTTATTGGATGCTTCCGATCCTTGATTAGACGATGACGAGTCTCGTTGTGGGAGACCATCGTATGTTTTAAAGTATTTTTTCCAAGTTGCCATTTTTATATCCTGTATTTTTTATATTAACATGTTTTTGAGTACATGTCAACTCTTTTAATTACTAATTAACGCTTGTAGTAGTTGATTCATAGTAGCTTGTAATGCTCTCTGTTGTACTCTGTCTTCTTCGGATGCTCCTACCCAATCAAATGCACTTCTACCAGAATCCTCACCTATTGAAGTAATAAGTTTATTTAATGTTTCGTCATTTATTAGTTTGTTCTCACTCATCTGTGTAGTAAGTGATACAATCATTTGTCTTTCTTCGGCAGTAAATGAATCACCTTCACGTTCAAAACCAATAGTATCTAACAACCCTGCACCATTTCCATTCAACAATTGATTAAACGCATTTCTTGTAAAATCAGTACCCAACGTATTGTTTCCATTTTGCAGTATGTTTGATAGTAATGCATCTGCGGTATCATCTTTAGTGAGCATTGTTCCGCCACCAAGCAGTTCAAAGCCTTCACGATTTCGCATCTGGTCGCCAAACACATCCTGGCTTCCTTGCTGTTCTAAAATAGCAGGATCGTAATTAATTATTTCGCCTTCTCTTACAAAGTTTTCTAGTCCTGACCCTCTGAGTAGTGACTGTGCTTGTTCTGGATTAGTTTCACTAAGTTTGTCTATTTCATCAAATAAAGCACGTTGTGACATTTTTAATCTAAATTCATTATTTTGAGACGGGTCTGCTTCGAAACGTGATTGTGCTTCTTCTACATTATCTAATTGTTTTAATATAGGTGCAGAAATAGCTTCTAAACTTGTTGCGCCAAATGTTTGTTCAACAACTTGTCTCATTCGCTTAACATTCGCTAATGAGTCTGCACTGTCTTTACTTAGAGATCCTAAACCGTCACCAGCTAAGCCTACAACACCAGATGCTAGATCAGTCACAAGTGCTTGTAATCCGGTAGTTGCATTTGTCAATATATCTGCATGTTGTGCGATTGCTGTGCCAGCACCTTCTATTTCTCCTGCAAGTTGTATATTAGCAGTATTGAGTCTACCTAAATTCTGTTCTAAGTCCGCATTCTCAATAAATGCATTATTCACTCCTTGGAGTGCTAACTCAAATTGTCTACTTGCTTCTATTGATCCAAGAACTGCTTTATCATCGCCGGATAATGCAGTGAAGCCTGCATTTGCATCCTCTACCGTACCTAGTAACCTAGCAAGTGATGCAATCATTGCCTGTCCTGCTTGGTCACCACTTAGTAACAATTCTCTACTAGTACTATCTATTGCTGCCTGAAAATCTCCACGTGATCCTGCTAAAGCACTTTGGAACCCACTTACCCCACCTTGTTCAGTTGATGTTGCAAGTTGCTCAACTAATGGCATAATAGATGCAGTAATCGGACTTGACATTAAATCTGCGAACTGTGATGTCATTTGGAATTCGCCCTGTGATCCTGCAGCAAGTCTCATAGCAAGTGCTTCGCCTATTGGACTATCCATACCACCTGCCATACCAACGACTTCTTGTACTTGTGCCGCTCTCTGCGGATCCATAGTAGCAAGTAATGAAGCAATGTCTGTTCTTCCAAGTGTATCAGCAATCATCTTTGCCGCATCTTCCATATTAATTTTCATAACATTAGATGTAGATACTACAGTACTCATGAAGTCGTCCATGTTAGTACGTAACTGTTGACCGTTCATTCTGTCAAGCATACCAAGGTTGCGAACACTATCAAGATATGTACCTGCCACATTCGCTACTTCACCAAACTCCATACCAAATTTACGCATCATATCAGCGCCACCTTCACCTGCATATGCAAGTGAGTTTACAAATTCAAGAGAACTTTTTACACCAAGTACACCAACTGAATTTGCGAAACGCTGTGTAAACTCTGCGGCTTCACCAAGAGTAAAGTTATTTTCTCTTACTGTTGCGGCAAATGAAGTTAAACTTGCTTGTGAAGATGATAATCCTGCAGCAAGTCCACTTTGTCGTAGCTCTTGTGCAAAGTTAAATCTATCTTGTGCTTGCGCTTTCATATATGCATTGATTCCAGTTACTGCGGAGGCAACACCGGTAACAGCTTTAGCAAGTGGCCCAGCAAATTTACCTACACCTTTAAGTGCTACACCAAAGCCTTCCAACTTTGCCATAATGCCAGAAGAATCAGAAGACATTCCTTCTTTCATCAACTCTTGCATTCTCCTATCGTTCTTCATTTCTTCACGAAATTGCTTTGCAGAAAGTTGAGTACGTTCAACAGAAGCGATTAGAAGTTTCTTGAAAAGGCTTGTTTGCTTCTTGTCTTCTTCTAATGCGGTGTCATCTTGCTTTCTATTTTTCTTATCGTTATTATCATTTTGCTTTTTAAGTGCGTCTGTAGCTTTTCTATTATTGCGTAACTCTCGCTGTATTTCTTTGTATTCACTTTGAGAGATTTTTTGTCCAGCAGCTTGCGCACTCAGTAGTCGTACCATCTGAGCGAAAGCATTACTATGCTTGCCTGCTTCTTGCATAATTCCTTTTTGCGTTGCTTCGGTAGCAAAGTCTGGAAAACTTCGGTCATTACCAAAACCCTGAATAATTACGTCTTCTGCCATATCAATCTCTCTCTTTTCAGTTATATTCGTAGTTTATAATAGAGTAAATAACTATGAACATAAATAGAATGTATCGTTGTATTTATCAAGAGGCGAAAAAATGAACACAAACCCACTAGCAAAGTATTTCAGAAAACCAGGGATTTATATAAAACTGCCGACAGGTGGCAAATTTAATCCAGAATGGGGCACCACACTATTAGAAGAAGTTGGTGTATTGCCAATGACCGCAGTAGATGAAATTACTATGAAAAACCCAGATGAGCTTCTTAATGGTGAAGCACTAATCAATATAGCAAAAAGTTGTTGTCCGGATATTCCAAATCCCAGAACAATGTGCAATATTGATATGGAAGCATTGTATCTTGCTATTCAATATGCAACGTATGGACGTGAACTAACACATGCACACAAATGTACAAATTGTGAAGAAGTTAGTGACTTCAATATTGATATAAATTATATCTTGAACAAGTTCCCAGATATTGAACATGTTACGCCAGTTGAATTTGATGAAGTTAAAATTCATATTCGTCCACCAAGCGTAGAAGCGATTACGCGCCTAGCACTAATTGATGTTGAACAAAAACGAATCGTTCAACACATTCAGAATAGCGTAGCGAATGAAGACGATGAGGAAACTGATGAGGCAGAACTAGCAAGACGATTCTATGGCAGTTTTAGGAAGATCGCTGAACATAATGTAGATTTGTTAGCAAATACAATAAGTTACATTGAAACTCCAGAAGGAAATGTAAACGATTATGATTCGATTATGGAGTTCCTCAGTAACATTCCAACAACGGTTGTAGACGAAATTGATACTAAAGTCAAGGAACTATCTAAAAAGCCCAAGGATGCAACAACATTTGAGTTTGTTTGTCCAGAATGTGAACATAAAGGCGAGGTTGCTCTGGAGGTCAACCCTGTAAATTTTTTCACAGCTGGTTAATTACAGCAACGCCAGCGCAGATCCAAGAAAAAACAGAAAAATACAAAAAAGAGCTTGACAGCATACACAAAAATATGTTAAAGTTAACTTGGTATATGAGAGGTGGGGTAAGTATTTCTGAACTCCATGATATGCCAGTTGGGCACATTGCTCACATTAATGATATTATAAAAGACAACTATGAAATGAGTAAACAGGCCGGTGTGCCAATACTCTAATGCTAATATAAATAACTCAGGCTCTATTGAAAACTATTACAAAGCTAATATAAAACTAACACATAGCACACAAGGCTAATACACAATGACAAATGCTAATATATCAGACATAGTGGAACTGTTAGTTGGGTTGCCAACTCGGGATTGAATCTGCCAGTATTTAAAGATACTGTTGCCGTTGGACTAGTAGGGATGAATTCCTGCAATCTTCTCGTTAACCACACATACAAGTATTCTAATTACAACAGCCACGGCTCTAAAGGTGCGTGGTTGACCAGTTTAATAATATAACCGATGATAGGCTACTATAGCACTATCGACTTACATAATGTTCTGTCTGTTTAGACATTGTGAGGTGCCGTTGGGTCGAAAGACGCAGTACTGAGTGAAGGGGGAATCGCCAACCGACCCCGTAGTTTCTGGCTACTAGCTCATAAACAGAGGCGATGAAGCTATGGCATGTATCCATAATTTTTTGCAATTGTCCTGGCAACAGGGCAATTGTGGCTCAGCCGCAGGCATATATAAATAAGATTAATAATATAACCATAATGATATTATATTATAATCTATTAATAGAAATACTGATTAAATCGGTTGAGCGAAAGCGAAATGAGATTTATGAAAGTATTAGGTCTTTAGACCTTAAAGGATACAAACAATACATAATGAGTGAATGGACATATAATAACGAAATAGTTAATGAATTACCGGATGATGTTGAGGGATTTGTGTATCTGATTACAAATCTTACAAATAACAGGAAATATGTAGGTAAGAAATTAGCGAAGTTTAAAACCACAAAGCCACCTCTAAAGGGGCGTAAGAACAAACGGCGTGGATTTAAAGAAAGCGATTGGCGTACATATTGGGGTTCTTCTGACCATCTTAATGCAGATGTAGCAGAACTAGGAGAAGACAAGTTTTCCAGAGAGATACTTCACTATTGTCCGAGTCGTGGTGCTTTAAGTTATATGGAGGCACGGGAACAATTTGAACGCCGTGTATTAGAAACTGATGAATACTATAACGGTATCATCAATGTTCGAATAGGCAGTTCGAAAGTTCTTACTGAATATTTGGAAAATTATAGAAAGAAGTTATGATTTCTTCTTAGTGGCTCTTGCTTTTTTAGCAGGGGCTTTTTTTGTGGTTTTAGCTTTGGTAACACGTTTCTTTTTCGCTGGCTTTTGATCTGTGTGCATATCATACCAGTTCCATCGTTTGATTAATGGACCTACAGCGGCTTCAACTTGTGATTCATTCCACTTGAATACTTGCTTTACGTCTTCATAAAGTTTATCTTTGTCATCGATTACACGCATCATGCTTATAATCTGCTTATCTATTTGAATCCAGTTCAAAATAACCACCATCTGTAAATACCAATAACATCAATCGGTACGTATATTACGCTACTCATAATAATACCTGGGTATTTGTTTATATACGCAAACATCCCCATCATACTATCTTTAACGAAAAAAAGACACATAGCCCAAAAGACCCATGTGTCCCCAATGTTTAATGACACTATCAAAGCCGCCGTACAACCGGTAACCATTTGTGCCCATTCTAGAAATTTACTCGTACTTACCATACGAGTATTTAGCTAGTCTTCTTTTTTCTTTTTCGGAAAAGCTGGCTTACGAAATTTGTATTTCATATCCTTTGCTTCGGTGAATTCACCTTCTTCGATCTTTTTAATCTTGCCGCCTTTTTTAAGAAACTTTTCAATTTCTTTTTTCATTTCATCAGTTTCTTCGTCGGTCTTTCTTGGTAGATTTCCAGTTACACTCATAATCTTTATCCCTTCTATTAAAAAACCCGATGCATCAGAGATGCACCGGGTTGTTTCATGCTCTGTGTTGAAACAATAAAGAAGATCCGATAGTTGAGAGAGGTTGAGAGGAGACACTTCACTTCTTTATTAATACTAATATAGCAGTTTCAACACCACATGTCAAGTGTTAAATTACATATTGTTCTTTTTTTCTTGAATTTCTGCTCGGCGCGCCTTTGTAAGTTTACCAAGTTCACCCAATGCTTTTCTAGCACGGGCTGCGGCAGCCTTTACGCCCTTAGTTTCAAATGCTTCTGACTCTTTCAAGTATACAGCCATTTGTTCTTCAATTTGTTCGCTTACTGTCATATTATTTCTCCTAAATGACTAAATCTAATTCAACACCGGGTTCTAGTGTCTCTGTTTCTTGTGCGAATGTAGTGAACCCATTTTCTTTTACTACATTCAATACATCACTAACACGTCCTTGAAGTTCATCACGGTGTGAAACTAAGAAGACTGAACGTCCACTGTCTCGTACCATTTTCTTTAGAATTGCAAGTGATGCTTCGACACCATTAGTGTCCATACCTGAATCAATCAATTCGTCAACAAACATACAGTTGATTGTTGAATAGAGTGATTCGAATATATCACGGAACGCCCAAGACAGCCCTAAGATCAATCTGTTACGTTCGCCTCGTGATAAGTTATCAAAGTCTAGGTCTCTGCCTAGTTCTGTGATTTCTACAGTCAAGTCACTTTGGAACTTGACTTCATGTGGTAGACCAAGTTTATCTAGATAACGTTCTAGTCTCTTGTTCAAGAATGACAAGTTCTGGTCAATAATCTTTTTACGAATGAAACTATCTTTGTTGGTTAGTAGTTTCATTAAGAAGTCCTGATGTTCACGGAAAGATATAAGGGTATTCATGTGTGAGTAATCAAGTTCTTCAAGTGAACTTTCACGCATTTCTTTAATCTGATCCTCATAAGGGTCTTCTGCTTTTTTCTTTTGTTCAATTTGTTCTTCTAATAGACGAACTGAGTTTTGATGCTCATATGCATCGTTAACTGAATCGTAGAACACTACAGGCTTATCACCAAGTTCACCAATAGAAGAAACTATTTTCATGTGTTCTTCTAGTTGTGTACTATTAGCAGTAATCTGCATTGATGCTTCTTGCTTTTGTTCTTCTTTTGCAGAGAGGATACTTTCTTGTTTATCATCGTGCATTTCTTGACCGCAAGCATAGCAAGTGTGTTCTTTTAGTAACTTGATTTCGTTTTCAAGTTTAGAGATAACTTTTTCTTGTTTTGTATCGTCTGCTTCAATACTGTTAATCCAACGTACCGCTTCATCTAAACGAGTTTTCTTTTCATTATACTCTAATAGTAGAGCTTGGTTCTTAATCTCTTCATCAATATTTATATGAGAAAGCGAATCAAGTGCAGAAGATAAGGTTTTAACCTCACTATCATGCTTTTCAGTCCAGATACGTTGTCTACGTTCAATATCTTTGATAGATTTTAGAATACGTGAGTTAGCATCTTCGATAGCTTTCAAACGATATTCTTCGTCTTTGATTTGTTCCTTAGTAGCTTTAACTTCATCTTTTAAGTTATCTGCTTTTCTAGAAAGTTCAGTGATACCAAGGAGTTCTTCGATAATCTCACGTTGATCATTAGGCCTCATTGACAAGAATGGGTCAGTATATGTGTTTAGTGCAACAATGTGCTTAAACATATTATGTGAAATGCCAATAATTGAATCAACTTCAATTTGCGTTTGTCGCATTTCACCTTGCGCTTCATCTTGTGTTTCATTAATATCAATGCCATCACGCATCAATCTAAAAACGTTAGGAGAGCGACCACGTTCAATGCGATACTCATTACCATTATATTCGAAATCAGAAGTGACTAACATTCCTTTACCGTTAGTCTTATTGATTAGGTTATTCTTTTTGATATTTGTAAGTGCATTACCGTATAGAGCATACGATAGAGCATTGATAAGAGTAGTCTTACCAGTGCCATTACGGGAACCATCACCACCCAAGTCTAGGTTATTACCTAATACTAGTGATAGTGAATCTCTTTCTAAATCGATGGCTTGAGTGACGTTGCCGACACTCATGAAGTTTCGGATTGTTATATTCTTTAGTTTTAGCAACCAACTTACCTCTCTCTTGCATAAGCTCCAGACTGTACTGGATCTAAACTAATTTCATTAATATTAACATATTCTGGTTGATTAAGCAACCATAAAATTATCTCTGCGATGTATTCAACATCGATTAAAGCCCGGTCCGGGTGCTTTTTCATCACACTCGGCGTTGTTAAACTACCCGGCGATAACAGTGTAGTTTTTATATTAGATCCGCCCATTGTCATATAAGTCAAATCGCGGTTGTAATCACGTAACGCTTTCTTTTCGGTTGGGTATCTCCAAGTCCTACCACGTACACCTGTATCAGCAGTTGATCCCATATGAATGAACTGTGATTTAACTTGTGCTAAATTTGCAGCATTGTACATTTGTTCAGCAATCATGATTTGGTGAAATTTCCACATAGCAGAGTTATTAATGAATACATTAAAATTATTCATTACGTAGTGATTTGCAAGTCGTACCTGATCTTCATTCTTATCTAAACTCCACCCTGTTGCGCGACTTGCACATTCGTACACATAACCATTGTCATCAAACATGTTGCATATGGCTTGACAAAGACCGTAATCTCTGTTACCGGTAATCAAAATTTTCTTCATAATAATCTCTTTTAAAGGTTGTTGTATATTTCAATCAATACGTTTCTATCATACGTTCCGTCTAGTGCTGATAACTGTGCAACAACAATTTGATCTATTGTTTCAAAGTGAATTTCAGCACCAACGTCTTCGGTATGTTCATCATTCTTAACAGGAACGAGAGTTAAATCTCGTAAATCATATGTTTCAATGAATGTATCTTTTATGAAGTTTGCTTCTTCATATGAGATATCAATATCTAGTGAAATCTTCGCTGTTGTTTTTGGAAGTAAGAACTTGGCTGGATCATCTAGCAACTGAGATAGACGGATAGTTTTATATTTAGGAGCATCTGGCCAAGCAAAGAATTCAGGTTCTTTGTCCCACTCTAGATACATCCAGCCTCGTTCATCGTCCCACGCATCTGAAAAGTTGTGTGGGAATGCGTTACCTGTGTAGATAACGTTTCCTTTAACTTGTCTAGTATGAAAGTGTCCAGTGAACACATAGTCTTGGTTCTTAAACATATTCATTTTAAGTCCACCGTGGTCTGGCATTTCCACCATAGCATTCAGCTTAAATGTTGGAAGTTCATAATGACCAAACATGTATTTTGATTTAATCTTTGGAACCTTCTTCCATTCATCGCCTACTAGCCAACTGACAAGTGCAACATCACCTTCAATCATTGTATCTTCTACAAGTATGATGTTGTCAAATTCTTTAGCAAATTCTATACTACTGATTTCTCGGCTTTCACGATAAAACAAATCGTGATTTCCCTTAATCATGTACACTTTGTCAAATGCTTTGCTTAGTTTACGTAGACCTTCAAGACTATATTTCATAGTAGAAATATTCAAACTTGCACGATTATGGTGCCAATCACCGCCAAAGATACATGTTTCGCATCCTTTAGCTTTAGCTTGTTCGATGAACCAGTCCACAAATGCACTACAGTCTTCATTGTGAAGTCGTGCATTGTTTCTCATACCGTAATGTATGTCTGTAAAGAACGCAAGTTTGTTGAATAGATTAGTCATCGTCTGCATAAATCTCTTTGATTGTTTCAGTTGGGATAGAAGCGTCTGTAATTTTAGTCTTAATGACTCTCTGCCAACGCTCACTCGATTTCATTTCATGTTCAAGTTGACGTGTCCACGATGGAGCTTGTCCGCTATTTTCTAACAAGTCATCACGGATACCTTGATTTTTCTTTTCAATGTTTAGTACTCTAGTAAATGAGTTATTAACTGCCGCAGTATAATATGCAAACGGATTATCTGACTTAGCTTCATTAAACTGTAGACCAATCTGTGTCAACTGTAGCAATGCTTGTCCACGCATTTCATCAATGTATGTGTAACCACGCCAGTTGGCACGTTGTGAATAACGTTCTACTAGTTTGATGTACATGTTAGCAAGTGTTGCTGTTACACGACCAGTAATGATATCAAACTCTTTAGTTTTTTTATTAAAGTGTGAGATGCCAACTTCACGAATATCATTGCCATCAATTACATAATGTTTGAATGGTGGGAACGGAAGTTTTACTTTATGATCTGCTACTGTCTTTGGGTTTGCTTTACGTCCAGGTTCATCTGGAATATGTTCAAACGTCATAACACGAAATACAAGTTCGTCTTGTGCAAATGAATCATGGTCTACAGCGAAGTTAGCTTGCTTCATCTTCGTGTCTGTATTTAAATCCCATGCTTCTTTTTGAATGCGATTTGCACGATTTTCACGTGCTACTGCTTCCAGTTCACGGATTTCAGCGGCAACATCCAATTCACCTGCAACGTTATCAATGATAACATCAAACTGATGATGTTTATCACGGTCTTCAAACCACGAGAAATTTGATTTAGAGATATGGATCTGTTTCAGCATATCTTTATTGTTTAAATATTTTTGTACTCTACGAGCCATTATGGTATTCTCCTAAATATTATTAATATTATACATCCTAAGTGATGCATTGTCAAGTGTTAAGTGCGTATATTATTCAACGATAAATACTGATAACAATATCTAGGAGATTATGATGTCTAATCCATATGCATCTACACAGAATGTTTTTATCACAGATCCGAGTGGGAGACTTGGTAGCTCAGGTATGACTACCTTTAACTTCCCATACACTCCGACTGTAACAAGTATTTCAAGTGCTAACTATAGTTCTTACGATCCTGCACATTCGAACTTTCAGCAACGTGCGTTTGAAATGTCTGCTAATACAGAACTTACACTTGCGGCACCGATTGTAATTGAGAATGAAGAACAGGCACGACATATACTAGCTGGGATGCAATACTTTCGTGGTGCAATGAAAATGAACTTTGGTAAAAACGATCCTGATAAAGGACTCCCGCCGCCTGTTCTGCGATTTACAGCGCACGGTGTTTACAAGAATGTACCAGTACTTATCAGAGATTTTACATACAACCTAGATGCAGATGTTGATTACATTGAAGTAGACGATTTTAGACTACCAGTAACAAGTACTTTTGTTTTGAGTATGACAACTACATACTCTCCGAAGAACGTAAGAGAAAACTTTACAATTGGAAGTTATTTGAGTGGTGGATTAAGGAGCAGCGGTTATGTATAAGTCACATTCGCCTTGGAGCAAGACAAGTATACTATATGGTAAAGTACTTGATATTCAGACAAAGCGTAACTTGTTTAGAGATCCTCTTGACGAATACGTTTCTATTCCACAACAGTTTGATAAACGTCCTGACTTATTCAGTTTTGAAAAGTATGGCACTGCTAAGTATTGGTGGATATTTGCACAACGTAACCCAGATGATATCATTGATCCTATTGATGACTTTACTGCTGGAAAAAAGATATATGTTCCAAGTAGAACAAACATAGATAAGATGAGATAAAATGACAAACACTGTTGATTTAATTGCACAATATGAAGGATACAGTGCTACCCCATACTGGGACCACGGACAATGGTCTATTGGTTATGGGTCATATGCTGGCAGTAGAGATAGAAATAACCCACCTAATATCACAGTATCACGTAGTGAAGCAAGAACTAAGTTACAGCAACAACTTGGTAAATATGAAGCGAGTGTTGACAAGTACGACAGTACTTATAATTGGACACCAGCTGAACGTCAAGCAATGACTAGTTTTGCATATAACATCGGTAGTCTTGCCCAAGTAACAGCAAATGGCACTAGATCAAAAGAAGAAGTCGCTCAAGCTATGTTATTATATAACAAAGCTAGTGGACAGACTGTTCCAGGTCTAGTAGACAGACGAAACGCAGAATATGCGATATTCACTGGCGGTGAAGCTCCAGCGACCCCTACTGCTCCCCCACCACAATACAGTGGCCCAGGATCAACGTCTGGTACTGGTGGAAGTGATGCTCCTTTGCCAAATGCAGAACCAGGGACAAATTTTAACGTAGCAGGAAGTCTAAGTGATATTGTAACTCAAATGGAAAATGCAGGAGAGTGGTGGGAAAACGCACTTGATGAATATCAAAACTATACCTATCACTTAGAATTGTTTGTTGTTAAGCAACAGGATGCAGTTGAGTTTTTAATGAATGAAGCGCAAGATTTGGATTCTATTATTTCAAACAGTTGGCCAGGTAGTGATATTCAGTATATTACTATTGCAGAAACAGGTGTAACAACAGAATTTAATATTCAAGATTTAGAAATACAATCTTTGGGTGCAGGTTCGAGTAGTGTGTCTAGACTAGCTGGTACTGCAACAAAATTATCATTCTCTATTGTTCAAGTTGGTAACACAAGTTTAAATGATAATCTTATGAATGCCGCACTACTTTCAGGTTACGCAAGTATCGCAGAGGCAAAGTATTTCTTAAAGGTAAACTTTAAAGGTTACAGTGATGATGGTGTCACTATCAGAAGTGAAAATCAAAATCTAACTAAAGTTTTCCCATTCGTTATTTCAAATGTAGGCGATGTTCCATCTAGTACAGATGCTAGAGGAACTATTACTACAATCGACGGTACTATTACGCCAGACTATGCAGTTAGTCGTAGTGTTAACCTTATTCAACATAATTTTGAGTTTGATATTAAAGAAACACTAAAAGAAACGATAGAAGAATTCTTTTCAAAGTTAAATGAAAATATACAAAAGAATGATTTCAGTACAGACAATGCCGCCGAGAATCAGTATATTCACACATACGAATTTGAATTTGATAATGACTTTATGACTGAATTTGGCGAGTCTAAAATGAATGGAGACGACCCTAATGTCGGCGGCGCAGCAAGAAATCAAGTTGCTACTAGAACTGGTTCTGTTAATATATCACAACAAACTGGAGTTATAACTCCCGGATTAAGTGTTATAGATGTGTTATACGACATATGCATTCAATCTATTGATATCAGAACTGAACTTACTACTGAAAAAGATACGTTTACTAAAACAGTTTCAATTTTACCAGATGCTTCTCCTAAACCAAACGGATTGAATCCACTAAGTGGGGAAGCTGGACATAATGTAAAATATTTCATTACAACTAAGAATCAAATTGTAGTACAGAACAATTATGATAATGCAAACAAGATAACAAACGCTGCTAAAATGGTAAAAGAGATTTTTGATAGACAACAATGTAAGAAGATATATTATTACCAGTATACTGGACTTAATGACCAAATCTTAGATTTGAATATTAGTTTAAATCGACAACTGATTAAAGCATATAACTTACCAAAAGATGACGCATTTGCACAACGCTTCATTGAAGGTAACGAACAAATTATACAAGATTTAAATCCTCGTGCAAGAGCAAAATTAGAAGAACTACAATCGCAATTGTCTGTACTAGAGGGCGACCGAACATCAGCAAATGAGAATTTAGATTCTATTCGTTCACAAGTAGAAAATTCTAGCGAAGAATTAACTAACGCAATAGTTATTGGTCAGAGAGATGCATTACTTGCACAAGGAGTCCCTCCAGAAATTGCTAGACAAACTGCTGCCGCATTACGTGATAAACCGTTGCAAGCACAATTACAAGCGGCGCAACAGTATGACCCTGACGTTCTGAATACAACAAGCGAAGAACGTGAAAAATATAATAAGTTATTGGAACGCTATAACTCTGCGGAAACTGGAGTTAACAGAGTAGATACTTCACTGCGTAATATTGAAAGACAAGTTGACGAAGTTACGATGCAAGCACTTGGTGCTAATTTTTCAGCATACACGAATTCACAAGTGAGTGATATATCTGAAAACTTCTCTGGTATCGCCGGACAGTTAAGTAATAGTAATCAAATTATTATGGAAGAATTAGATGATGATTTAATATCAACTTTAACTACTCAACAGTTAGAAGATATTGTAGAAGCATTATTGGTTAACCCAGTGATATTCAAACGTGGCGTTTTGCCTTATCTGACAGAAAAGAATAATATAAGAATTTATACTTCGTCTAATGAGAAAGAAGTTGACCTAGCAAAAGAAAAGTTTTACGAGGCTGTAAATATGGACATCAGTATGGAACAGCTAAAGTTAACTATCAAAGGTGACCCGTATTGGATTGATACATACTTGACACCTAAGACTGCAAAAGAATTATTTGGTAACAGTAATGCTATCGATACATATCGTAGTCATCCAACATCTATTAATGGAGCGAACTATGTTACTATTGTAAGTAACAAAGCGGCAGGCGTAGATGAAAATGACAACACAAAGATAGCAAATCTAGTAACAATGTTATATGCAGTTAGAAATGTAACAAGTTCGTTTAGTAATGGACAGTTTGTTCAGCAGCTTGATATGATTAGAATACCTGTTCCAGATAGTTTCCTACCAGTCAACCCATTCTTTAGTACATCATCTGTTGATTTAGATGAAGAAACTGTCATGGGACAAATAGTATACGATCCGGATGCTGCTGATCCTAGAGGCAGAGAGCAAACGCCATCGCCAGTTACTGCGCCAGTCGTTGTTCCAAGAGCAGAACTACCCAACCCTAACGAGTTACCTATAGGTGCAGGTTCGACCGCAGTGATAGATCCCGACGGTAATGTAGGTTTGTTATTAGACCCTGATGGTGCACCAAATGCAAATTCTTCACTACGTTCTCTTACTAATAATTTACTTGAAAATGACGGTATACCAACAGCAGAACAAGCAGAACAATTTAATAAAACAAAAAGTCAAGTTGAATATTATTGTGCGCAGGGAAATGAGTCTTCGTGTATTGAATTGCAATCTGTTAATAATACTATAGATAAAATGATTGTTCAGAATATTGCAGGCGAACCTCCATACGATAATGCGCAAATAGTTAACGACATAAATGAAAGTGGCATAGAAGTAACACCAGAAGGTATTTCTATCATACAGGAAAGTATGAAAGCCAATGGACATGAAACATTTAATGCAGATGATATTGATGGTATAACACAAGCTGAGGTAGATGCGTACACCCAAAAAGTAGATGATGATGCGGCATCGTTTTATGTTGGTACGAATGGAATTGTAGAGAACCCATCAGATGGTACTGTCTCGGCTGATATGATTGATATATCAGGAGACAACAATCCGTATACGTCTAGAGGTTCAAGATTGCGTGTTACGTCTGATAGCACTAGTACTGGGTTTAGAAGCGTGAATTCAGAAATACCAAAAGATACACTGACTCCTATTGAATATGAAAAAGCACAACGTATACAGAGTGAACTTAAACAAAAGCTACAAGCTACACCACTAAGTAAAATGACAGAACAAGAATACCGAGAAGTCAAAGAGTTAGAACGCGGTGTCAATGGTATGGTCGAAGCAGCGACCACTGGAGAACGTGGTGAACAGAATGTACAGTTCAAAGAACAAAGACGTGATAGACAAATTGTTGAATTGGAAGAACAAGAAGCTGAAATTCAAGGTGACCTAGATAGTTGGTATTGGACATCTGCGGCACGTAAAGAAGATGAAGAAAAATTAGCAGAAGTACAGAAACAACTAGAAGAAAAGCGTAATGAGGAATATTAATAATGTCAATAAGTAACCAAAATGCAAATAGTTTAGCGGGAGCTTTAAGACGTGAACGTAAGCACGGACAATCTCCCATACTATCGAATATTGAAAGTGGTATTTTTATCGCTATTACTACTGGTGAACCAGACCCAGAAGGTAGAGGCAGAGTTAGTGCATATGTTCCCAAATTGGGCGGAACGCCTGAAGAACCAATGTACTTTCAATATGCCGCACCGTTCGGCGGTAGTAATGCTGGAGGGTCTTATGGGATGTTCGCCGCACCATCAGATGCTGGCGTCTCTATTATGGTTTTCTTTGCAGACAATGGTGAATTATCTAGAGGTTACTGGTTTGCAGTAGCACAGGAAGTTCCTGATGTTGTTGCAGGTGGTGCTTCCGGACAAGCGAAACCAGATGGAACAGGACAAGGCGAAGGGGTACACAAGGATGTGCCATCAGCAAAATCAACTCCTGCATCTGTTAGCGATAGAAATGAAAACGCAGAAGATGAAATAGAAAATAGTGATAGAAATGTCAACGTAGCACAGCAAGGTATATACGCTGATAGTGTTAGAGGACAAAGTACTGCATCGCCACAACGTGATGCAAGTTACGAAAATCCACAACACTCTAAAGTATTCGGAATGAAAACGCCCGGTAATAACGCACTAACAATGGATGATGGATCTGTTGCGCCAGATGGCACAGTTCACCCAAATCAAATTAGATTACAAACAGGTTCAGGTGCAAGTATTATTCTAGACGGTACTAATGATACAATTTATATGATTAATTCAAGTGGATCCGGCTGGGTAGAAATTGGTGCAACTGGTGAGATAATGGCGTACGCTCAAGGTTCTATCTCAATGAGAGCAGAAAAAGACTTTAATATCCGAGCTGATAAGAACATCAATATGGAAGCTGGAGAGAATGTACACATAAAAGCAGGCAATGATTATCATCTAAACACTGCCGATCAAATACATTTAAAGAGTGGGGGGTCACAATTCTACGATAGTGCTGGATCAAATCATACTAAAGTAAGAAGTAACATGTATGTTTCTACAGGTGGGATATTACATCTTAACGGACCACAAGCAGCACAATCACCAGGTATGACTACAATATCACATGCTGATATTCAGAATTTAGAAAGCACACAATTAGATGACAGTATTGTATCATCCCTGCCATCTCATGAACCAATGACACGTAATAATGTCCCACCTAGCGCAGGTGCACAACCAGGAAGTACAGCATCAGAAATTGCTCCTAACCCGAATAGTGCAGAAGAACAACTTGACGTAGCCGATATCGAAGATGTTATCGATGATGGAGAAGGTGGCTCACTTGAATATAGAAACCAAGGTGCGACTCGTAGACTTAAAGTTGTACCAGCACTTGAAAGAATTCTACTATCAGCAGCAAACGCAACAAACTTACATGTTGTTATTTTCTCTGGAGGACAAGATCATACTACAGGTACAGTTGGATCAAATAGACATGACCACGGGTATGCGGCAGATGTTTGGTTGTATGAAGGTAGGGGCGGAAGAAGAATAAGTATGACACGTGACACTACAATAGCGGCACAGTTTGCTCAAGCAGCAAGAAGTGCAGGTGCACTATCTATTGGAGCTGGAGCTGGCTATATGGACGGAGTAGGCATGCACGTTGATATATCTCCTGGTGCTACAATACCAGTAGCTTCTGCAAGATATTGGGGGACAGGCAGTAGGGCTGCTGGCGCTCCGAGTTGGTTAAGGACTATTATGGCATGATATATGATAAGAAAAAAGGCTCACTGCTAAATTATATTCAACTACCACTACATGTTGTAACACCTAATGGAACGTACTTGGGTATTGGTTACGATTTTGATATACCAAAGTATATATTATCGCATGTACGTGTAGTAACTTACCCGGTCACAGATTTGATTTTTTCTAAAATGAGCAAAGATGTTATTATCAATAACAGTGAACCATTGTTAAAAATAACAGATGGTAAAATAGGCTACGGGTATCAGATTAGTGATGTAGAAATAAAGTACGGTTATATAACTGTTGCATCGAAACGTATCGACATAACACAAGGTACTATTTCACCTGCGTCTGCAAGACTTATATTAGAGAGACAGCTAAGAAACATCGGTAATGTTCTAGAACAATTTGTTAGAGAACCATTATCACAAACACAGTTCGATGCACTATTGCATTATTTTTACTATATCGGAGTTGACAAAATTGAAACTAGTTCAGTCATTGAACTAATTAACATGAAACGTTGGTATGATATTACAGATGAAATGCAAACTAATATAAAAAGAAATAGCGGCAAAGTAGATGAATACCTTGCCGCCATAAAAATTAGAAGTGCTAAAATATGGAGTTATGTTCCTGGCTTTTAAGCTGGGCGCTCCTCAATCATCATATCTGCTAGACCATATTCTACTGCTTGTTCAGCAGATAGGAATGTATCAAACTTCATAGTCGCTGATAGGTCTTCGAATGTTTTTCCAGCAGTATTGTGCTTCACATATAATTCAGTCAATCGTTTATTGATATTCTTTGATTCCTCGAAGTGACGAATATTATCTTCCATTTCAAGTTCCTGTACATAAACAGACCCACCAGTGCCTCGAGTACCTGAGCTAACACGGTGTACCATTGTACGAGAATTCGGTAGAACATAACGTTTACCTGACGCACCAGCTTGTGCTAGAAATGAACCCATAGAACATGCTTGTCCAATAACAGTTGTAGATACATCCGGCTTGATGAACTGCATTGTGTCGTAGATAGCAAGACCCGAGGTTACAGCACCTCCCGGCGAATTGATATAAAAGTGAATATCTTTATCTGGGTTTTCTGCTTCCAAGAATAGCAATTGTGCGCAAAGCAAGTCTGCTTGGTAATCGTTAACTTCGCCAGTTAAGAAAATTACACGTTCTTTGAGAAGACGTGAAAAGATATCATAACTTCGTTCACCATTAGCTGACTGGTCAACGACCATTGGGACTAGATTTGGCATTAAAACTTCCTTGTGTTAGTGTAAACTTTTGTAGTTGACATATTTTCGATTTGTGCTTTAAGAGAATCGTTCTCTTCCAGAAGTTCTTTCACACGTTCATATTGTGCGTAAAGTGACTTTGTTAGGTCAGCGATCTCAATGCGTAACATATCAGCTTCGCTTGATGATACCAAAGGCTTTGTTTCTTCCCACATGATCCAATCACGTGAATACGTATCTGAGTAATTATATGTTACATCAATTGGTGAAACTTCTGTATTAAACTCATCGAATGAAATCATCGAGTCAACTTTGAACCCATCGTACTCTGTTTCCACAAATTCAAAATCTACGTTCACATCATATTCTGAGTAGTCTAGCCCATCCAGCGCGAACAGTTCCATTTGTTCTTCTTGCATTACAATCTCTTTCATTTTACCCATTTCGAGTCTCCTAATCATTATGTTAATAGTATAGTAGTAATTTATTCTGTTGTCAAGCGTTAATTTTACTTTTTATCGCCGGTAATATAAAGTCACGTATCATTTCTTCATTGATAGAGTCATTGAAGTGTACATGGTCGCATAGAATTTCTTCTTCACTGTATCTACTTATGTAATATTCGTGTGCATTTGGGTATTTGTCGAACTTAACATCAGTGTCTACGTGTTCTCTAAAATCAAATGATTTTTGCCAAGTAATAACACCTATGTTCAACATCTTACACAGTTTTATTGCTTGTTGACAATCTAAAATACCCCAAAACTCAAACGCATTTTCATTATATGCTATTTGTTCTTGCACACGTTTCCAAATATCAAATTCTCGTTTTGATCCAAACGTATCATAGTTGATTGGTTGTGTGATGCCTCGGACATGTTCCCAGATAGATGCACTATCTTTATATACATCGCTTGATACATTTGTCAAGTCGTAATCTTGTGATTTTACATTAAGCATAGAACGATTATTTACGAGTTCCATCAAAATGAAATCTACATCATGTTTTTCTTTCAAGTACACGATTTTGTCAAGGTATAATTCAGTTCCCTTACCAGAACATGCGCTATTATGATATGAGTATTCTGGTAGATATTTCACTAACCATGACTCAAATGGAGCAGCAAGATTGTTTTCACCTGTCTCTGAGTTATGGTGACATCCTACTGAAAAACTTGATCCTAATATCCCTATATTCATGTATATATTTATGTTCGTAGTTTATACGTTGATAAATACTCTTAATCGAATAAACTACAGAGAGAATAACATGAACAATATTAGATTTTCAGGTTTTAGCACAAAGAATAAAAGTGCTATTAATCATGTCTTAACAGGCAAAGACCTTGTTATTGAAGACTTGATGAACCATATTATGACTCGCAAAGGTGAGCGTGTAATGATGCCTACATATGGTAGCATTATTCATGAACTAATATTTGAACCGTTAACTCCTGCAATCAAAGATATTATTGAAGAAGATATCACAGCAATTATTGACGAAGACCCTAGAGTCAACTTAGATAATATTGATGTATCAGATACAGACCATACCATAAACGTAGAACTTACAGTATCAATCGTAAACGAAGATGAACCTGTGATCCTACAAATAGATTTAGAGAGAGAATAACATGAGTCAAGAAAGAGTTGACAATTTATTTGCAAGTGAAAGCTGGACAGCAGTTTATACAGCGTTTACAAATGTAAGTTTAAAAGCATACGACTTTGATACTATCAGAGCCGCACTAGTTGATTATGTTGCGACAACATACCCAGATAAGTTTAATGACTTTATCGCAAGTTCAGAATTTATTGCAATTTTAGATTTGGTTGCATATCTAGGACATTCATTGTCATTTAGACTTGATATGAACACACGCGAAAACTTCTTAGATACAGCAGAACGCCGTGAAAGTGTTCTACGTATGGCTAAGACGTTGGGATATAATAAGACGCGTCCGACAAACGCACGTGGCTTCTTAAAAATTACAAGTATTACAACAGATCAACCAATTGCAGATAACGAAGGTAACTCTCTAGCCAATCGCACAATCAATTGGAATGACTCTAACAATACTGACTGGTATGAAAACTTTATTGACGTTATCAATGCCGCGCTTGCATCATCTTCAAAAATTCAAGACCCAATGGCAAGTATGGTAGTTGCTGGTGTTGAGAATTATCTTTATGAACTTAATGAAACAGATGCGTCACGTGCAGTATCATTTTCTTTTGAAGCTCCAGTCTCTGGTAAGAATAGAAGATTTGAAGCAGTGCGTACTGCATTCACAGATGATAAAATTCTTGAAGCAGAGCCAATTGAAACAAAGAAGTTTACAATCGTAAACAGAAATGACAATCTAGGCCCAGCAAGTGATAGAACAGGCTTCTTTGTTTATGCAAAGACTGGTACACTACAGTTTGAAAACTTTTCATACAGTACAAAAATCTCAAATCTTATCGAAACAGTTGCGACTAATAATATTTCAAACACCGATGTTTGGGTACAACGTGTAGATAATACTAACACATATTCATCTAGTGTAACAAAAGTAGACAACGATACAAGAGAAACAGCAGTCTATAATTCACTTCGTAACGGTAACGGTGATATCGTAAGCGTTAACACAATCAATAACAATGCAATTGAATTGCATTATGGCGATGGTGTATTTGGTAATGCTGCAAGTGGTAACTATCGTGTTTGGTATCGTGTAACAGATAATGAAAACTATAGAGTAGACAGAAATGACGTTAAAGAAAAAACAATTTCTATTCCATACACTGGCGCAGACAAAAAGAACTATCGCTTAGTTCTTACTCTTTCGTCTACCCGTGACTTCTCTGAAAACTTTGCAGCAGAATCATACACAAGTGTAAGACGCATTGCGCCGCGCTCATACTATGCACAAGATAGAATGGTGAACGCACAAGATTATAACGTTCTTCCGCTATCACTTGGTTCAAATATCGTATCAAAAGTAAAAGCAGTAAACACAACATACGCAGGTAATTCACGTTACTTTGAAATGGACGATGTTACAGGACATCATTCTAATATCAGTATTACTGGCACAGATGGTTCTGTGTATATGGACGATGATGCTGTTACCATGAACTTACGTTTCAACAGACAGAATGGTAACGCTACTGATTTTATCAGAAACGAAATTGCAAAAGCAATTAGACACCCAAGTTTAGTAAATCTTTTCTATTCCGCAAACAAAACAAACACTGACGCGGTTATTGATTTAACTCTAGCACCAGAGATGTTTGATATCGACCCAACAGACCCTAAAGTTATTGTTCCTCGTATTACTATGATTAATGGTATACGCTCTGGTGACTTTGTTAAACTTGTTGGTGATAGCGAAACAGAGTATTGGACAAGAATGAATTATAGTTCGAGTTCACCAGTATCTAACCTCAATAACTTTGAAGTTACAGATATTATTCCAGAATTATCAGGACAGATAGAAGCTATTGTTAGAGGTTATAGAACACGTTTTGAAGACACTGAAATCACAGATATTAAATCTCAAAAGATTGAAGACCTTTCAGTGTCATCATTTATTATCAAATATGTATTTGATGGAGTGAAGTGGGGATGGGAAATTCATGATGAGACTACTGAACTTGTTCCTGGAACAGATGTATTCTTAGAACTATCATATAACCCTGGCATCAGAGATAATGAAGCAGAATATTCAGTAAGTTTCACTGGTAAGAAAATTGTATTTGAAAGTAATGATCAAGTTAAATTTTATTATGGCAATAATGAAATGGTTGTTGACAATGAAACTAATTTAGCAGAGCGCGACCAGCTTTTAATTAACTACTACGATGTACAAGCTGATTCAGTTGCAATAGACAACTTACAATCAGATTCAGTTGCAATTGGTTACACTCCAATTTCTAATTACATACCAGACGGCAATGGAGCAACGTTTGATGCGGTATATCAATATACTGGTGCAAAGGAAACATTAGAATTTATCAATGGTCACCCAGGTCAAATTGTACACAGAAGTACACAACATTACTTGGTATCTCCGCTAGGTATAGAATATCCAATTACTCCTGAACTAGACGTAAACGGCGATGTTCCAATTATCGGAGAAGAACCTCAATATATAATCTCATTTGATATCGCAGATACTTCTGGGTTTATTGGTGAATCTAGTATAGTAGAAAGTGACGTAGATGTTGAAGACAGTAATGAGTTCATTTATCCTGCTCTAGCAGTTAATGTCGAAACAGTAGACGCCGCAAACGTTGCATCTACATCTTCTACAGTGACGTTGAGTTCAGCAGATTTACTTGATACAGGATTCAAGGGAACACCGAGTGCATCATATTTCTCAGACGCAAGTGATAGTGCGAACTTTATTTGGGTAGACCAAAACGAACTTCCAGAAGGTGAAACAATTGATACGGCAGAAGACCCAATGCGTGGAGTACAGACCGAGTATTTCACTACAGTGAACGGCAACATGTATGAGTTTGAATTTCCAAGAAACGATGGTTGGGGAATTGACTTAAATGATAACGATGTTAAATGGAAGCAGTTAGCATATGGTAAAATCGTTTTTAATTCTACAACAGTTTTATCAGAAGAAGGTATCTTAGTTCAGATGCCAAACGGCACATTCATTTCTAATGAACATTGGGATATGGAAGTAGATGCATCAACATATACGATTACATTCTGGACATATGATCCTGGTGAAGGATCATTACTTGACGTAAGTATTGCAGGCGTAGGTATCGCAGATTTATCAACGTTCTCAGTTAAAGTTGAAGCAGTAGTAGATGTTACATATAGAACTAATGTAAAAGTACAATCATATAAAGATGTACAAAGTTACGTGTATGGTAAATTTATTACCGATGCAGGTTATACAGATTATTCAAAAGTTAAAGTGTTGCATATGGATTCAGAGAAGGATCCTCACGGAATTCTTAATGTATTCAATGGTGAAGTTGTATCATATATCATACTTGAAGATTACACTTATGATGACGTTACTTACGAAAAAGTATCAAGTCGTGCAATTGCAGCAACGGATACAGAAGCACTACCGTCTACTGCTATTATTTGGTATAACCCAGAGACAAATGTTTGGAAACGTAAGATTTCAGGAATCTGGACACCTAGTTTTGAGTATGGTTTGGTAAATGAAGATGGCACTGAAATTGATTATAACAACGTTCATTATCGTGTTGTTATGGGACGTAGTTACGTTGAAGATACGTTTATGAGTTTCCGATGGGATCATTATGCCGATGTAGATAAGAGAATTGACCCGAGTACAAGCAACATCATTGATATGTATGTTCTTACGTCAGACTACGTTAGAAACATCAACGAGTGGATTGCTAATGGGTTCAGTGATGTTATCCCAGCATCTCCTAACAATTTTGAACTTCGCAAGATTATGGAATCTATTGAAGACAAGGCAGCTATCGGCGATCACGTAAGTTATATCCCGGTAAAGTTTAAAATGTTATTTGGTGATTATGCAGATGCAGAAAATCAAGCAGTATTTAAAGTTATTGCTAAACGTGGCACAGCATACACTAACAGTGAAATTAAAAGTGTAGTTGCTAAAAAAGTTAATGAATATTTTAATTTAGATAACTGGGATTTTGGGGATCAATTCTACTTCTCTGAACTAGCAGCATATCTACACCAAGAACTTTCAGATTATATTTCAAGTGTTGTGATTACTCCAAAATATTCAGGAAATGATTTTAAGAACTTGCTAAGTATTAATTGTGAACCGCATGAGATTTTCTTGAGCGTAGTAACATCAAAAGATGTAAAAATAATTTCATCAATTGCAGACAATGAATTAACAGGTGAATAAGAATGGCGAATAAAATATATAACTTTCTCCCAGCACACTTACGCAATAGTGAACTAGAAAGTATCTTTGATGCTACACTAGAACGTGCGTTCTCTAAAGGATCAATGCAAAAAGAAAAAGCATTCCTTGGTAGAAAAGAGAAAGGTATTTACAGTGACAAAGATGTTTATATGTCTTTCCCTGAACATTTGTTTCAGCGTGACAATTACGGACTAGAACCTGTATTTTCAAATACTCAAATAAACGATAACATATACTATGATGATTTGCTAAATGCAATGTTCAATAAAGGTATGTTGACAAATGACCACAGAAGATTGTTTAAGTCAACATCTTTTACAGTTAGTCTACCGATTGATGCGGACAAGTTTGCGAACTGGAGTTTATATTATTGGGTACGTCCCGGGTTCTTTGTAAACGGATTACAAGGTAGCGATAATAAACATTACGTTACTGTTGAAAACTCTACTGGTAACTGGTGGGGCGAAAACAACGCATGGTACCACTATGATGACATTCGTGAGTTCATTACGAGCGACAACAAACAATATATCGAACAAGCTACTCGTCCTATTATTGAATTTGATGCAAGACTAACAATTGCAAATGCTAGTGTAACAGAATGGGAAGTCCCTAAATTCGTATCAGACGACGGCGATAATACTTACAGTATTTTTGAGTATGTTGTAAATGATAACTTCCCACTTGACATTGAATTGGGATTTGCTCCTAAAGTTAAAGCTGGAGATTATCATAGTGAATATGTATTCAGAATAGATTTGCCACAAGGAATAAAGTTTGAGCTTGACAGTTCATTTGTTGACTTGTATACTGAATGTGATTTCAATTACAGAAACTTACGCCATGAAGTTGGCACTGGTGAAGTGGATCGTGTAGAACTTACACAACCAGCACTAAGTGCAAATGACATTGATGTATATGTAGATGGTATCAAACAAATCGGTAACTATACATATTCAAACAGTGCAGTCGAATTTGATAGCACAGTAGAAGGTTATGTATACATTGACTATGCTACCGCAGATAATGTTGTAGTAGATGGCGATTTTGTATGGCAGCGTATTGATCCAGCAATCGAATACAATACAGATAACGAATATCACAATCTTAAAGAAATGACGTACTCAACAGTCTATGAACATATGATTAGATTGATTGAAACGACAGATGGACTAACTGGCGAAGCGAATGGTGTAAACAATTATAGACAGATTGGTGATAACACAGATAAGACACGCTTCAATAATTTGGGCAGTGTGTTAGTTCGTAATTCTATCGATATTAAGAAAGCATATTTTGCAGTAACACGTGATGACTATGATCCAGTTAAGTCTGTTGAATTCTTAGCATCAGCTTATAGCAATTATAAAAATAAATTAGTAACCGTTGTAAGAGATATACTAGAAGATACTAGCAGTGATACGAAAACGACAACCGAAATTTTAGAACAAGCAATTGCAGAAATATCTCTAGCAAAACGTTCAAGTATTAGTGTATTTGACGGAACTGGTATGGTTAATTTCGGTAACAATCTAAGTCACTATACATTAGGCGAAATTGATATTGCTGTTGGTTCTCGTTTTCAACCGATCCCGGATAACATGATTGCAGACGTTATTGATACAGAAAAACTTTCTGTGTATCTTAACGGTGTTCTACAAAAGAATATTACAGATTATGAACTTCAAGGTAGCGAAGTAGTATTTACTGAATACACAGCGCAAGCAACTGACATCATACAGATACGATATTTTGAAAAACTTGCTGACACATTCATCCCACCCAGTTCAACTAAGTTAGATATCAATGCTTTGTATGTTCCGAGACGTGTAACTGATATTGAATACACACCTACAACTGAAATGATTGTAGGACACGATGGTTCTGTTACTCCAGCATGGGGCGATAGAACAGATGACATTCTATTAGAATTCGAAACTCTCATATACAATAGACTTGCCCCATCTGTATCAGATAACACTATCAATCATTTTGATTACGGTATATACCGTGATGCAACAGTCGAATATTCAATCGCAGAGAAAAAATATATACAGTATCCATTCTTTAAGAAGTGGATGATTAGAAACAATATCGATAATCTATACAATGATACATTCGATCCAGACAACTGGAAGACATGGAACTATCGTTCTATTAACGAACAATCACCTGGGCATTGGCGCGGCATCATGCAATATGTATATGGTACCGATAACCCAGTAGTTGAGCCGTGGGTAGCAGTTGGTCTATCACAAAAGCCAGATAACTTTGATGCATTGTATGGTAGCGACTACACTCAGATTTCATTTTGGGAAAATCTAAAATCGGCTCGTCAGAAAGACTGGCCAGTACCAGTAGATAGTTACGGTCAGATTGCTACTATGAATGATTTGTTTTTCAGCGGAGCAATCACAGCCGCAGAAATTTCAACTATGGATCAAGATTGGGAATTCGGAGACGGATCACCTGTTGAGATGGCATGGAGACGCAGTAGTGAATATGCATTTGCAGAATTCTTACTAATGATTTTGACTAAGCCGTTTGAAGTGCTAGATAACTATGCGACACAAGTAGATAATATCATTTCATACTATCATGCACGTGAAGGATTCAGTACGTCTTCTATCACAGCACAGCGTGAGCAATATGAATTTAAATTAGGTTCAAAGCTAGGTGGGTTTGTTAATAACTTCAAACTACTATCAGAAAATTCGGGACTGTCTAATAGTCACTATACCGACATTCCTAGTGACAATTACGACTTATTTGTACATGCTGGTGAGCCTAATCGTTCAGAAAGTTTTTCTGCAATTGTTATCGAAAAAGTTTCTACAGATGTAGCATACCCAACATACGATATGAATTCTACTGCAACATACAATGCAGGAGACGTTGTCCTAAACCCATACGACCACAAATATTATAAACGTAAAACAACTGGTGAGAGTGCAAAAGAAACTGCAAACTCAATAAAGTTTGATTATGCGATGTGGACGTTGATATCACAGCCTAAGACACGTGAATTTGGCTATCGTATTCACGGTTATGATGATTACAATCCGATGTTCTTTACTTTAGATTGGGATAAGACCAGCAAGAGAAAAGTATGGTCAACAGATGGAGATCAAGCTAATATTAATGTTTGGACGAGTGGCGAGTACTACAGACAAGATAGTTATACAGTTTACAATAATAAGCCGTATGTTTCATTATTAAATCACACAGCTAGTTCACTATTCGACAATGATATTAAAAACTGGAAGCTACTTCCAGAATGGCCTAGAGTAAACAAAGTAGAAGCTAATGGCTATCGTGAAACTTTACTTGACCAAATTAAAACTTATAACTACGGTGACATTCTTAGTACACGTGATGAAGTAGCACATTTAATGGTAGGATATCAAGCGTATCTTAAAGCAATCGGTTGGGACTTTACGGATGTAGATGAAGACAATCGTGTTGTTGACTTTGAAAGACTGTTAGAAAAATTCTTAGACTGGAGTGCAGAAGTACATCAACCAGGCGATTTCATTACGCTAACTCCGATATTATTAAGCGGTTCATTTGAAGCTCCTTACGGTGTTGCAACTGTAGGTAGAGAAACAAATAAGAACTACTATCGTGTAGTAGATGAAAATGGTAGACAACTTCCAGACACAGACATTAAATTTAATTCAGATGGTTCAAAGATTACTTGGGAAAGTACGACACCAGTTTACGGTATTAAACTTGATGTAGCAGATATTGAACAAGCATTTGTTGTTGATAGAGTAGACAGTTACGGTGATGTAATTTACGATCCATTCTCACATAACAGAAACCTACGTATGATTGTAGATTGTAACAGAACAACAGATTGGGACGGCACACTTGCAGCAGATGGTTACATTGTGTATGAGAATGAACTTGTTCCTAACTTAGAAACAATGGTAGGTGAGACACGTTACTACAGAGATACAATCGTAGACCAAAGTCTAAAGAACATCAACAACCTAAAATCAAATCAAATTGGATATTCGCCAAGAACATATCTTACTAATCATGGTGTAGAGCGTGAGTCTCAGTTAGAATTCTACAAAGGGTTCTTAGCTGGTAAATCTACAGTTTCAAGTATCAATAGAATTATTAACTTCAATTCCAACTTTGAAGACTTGAAGCACCGTGATATATGGGCTATTAAGATTGCTGACTATGGTAAACTTGATAATAATCTATCAGTTTCTTCTACTGTCAATACAATTGATATCGTAAGCGACCCACATGTTGTCCACTTTAATATGGATAATAAAATGCCAACAGTTGAGTTTGGTAAACGAGTAGCAATCAAAACTGCTGGTTATGTTGACCCATCAGACGTAAATTATGTTGTGCAAGATTCAGATACACTGGAAACTTCTACACTTCCATACTATGAAGGTGACCTTGCATGGGTAAGATTTGATGAAGAACGTGATTGGGATGTTAAGAGACTTAGTGAAGTTGCTGAAATTAACTTTATTAGCGAAACATCTGATGGTCAATTGAAAGTTGCGCTAACAAATGAAGTTAGTACAAGTGAAACAGTTTATCTTAAAATCATTAATGGCAACGTAGACCCAGAAATCCAAGGTAACTATTATCTTGTGAGTGATGGAACACGTATATCAAACGGTGTTAATGTTTACGAATACTTAGTGTTCGACCAGACATATGAACCGCTTGTTGTTGAGATTGACACAACAACAGATAACTCAGTTTATATTCCAACATCCGGGACAATCGGAGTTGAAGCGATCAGTTATGTTTCTAACCCTACTATTCTTTCTGGTGATACTCTTGTTATCGACGGCGAAATATTTACATATGTGCCAGGAACAGGTGGAACAAGTACAGGTATATCTATTGGTGGTAGTACTGCTACAGCAGACCCAATTGTAAGTGAAGGCGAACAAGTTCGTATCGTTGTGTACGGAGATGATGGTCTAATTGCAAATACAAATACACTTGTGACATTTAGCGGAACTAATGCAACAGCAACACAGACTGTAACGAGTTTAGCAGGTGATAAGATTGATATTAATGGCGAAACAATTACCATCGACTACAGTGCTACTCAAAGTATACGTGCAGAAAGTACTGCAACGGTAACAACAGATTTAACCACTGGTGAGACTTTAGTTATAGATTCTAATGGAAATAATGATAATGTTACGATTAGAGATATCGAAGTTGTTGGTTCTATTGAATATCCTACAATTACGGAAACGAAATCTATTAGAATTAATGGTGTAACAGTTACTTTTACTGTACCTGGACCAGTAACTGGTTCGGATAGTGAGGAAATACAAACAGGGGTCGCAACCGATGTTAGTAGTATAACCCTTACAACTGATATGACTAACTTTTTACCGGGTGATATTACAGTAGACAACGGAGTAGATACGCCATACGTATTAACCACTAGTGCATACACATACGCAAACGATGTAATTACATTCAATACTCCCATCGCAGATGGACAAGTAGATGATGACGGTGATCCGTTAACTCCTGATGTAGACCAAGATGGTCTTGTGGATATAACAGTTGAACTTGTAGCACAACCAGTAGCACAGTTTTTAAGTACCCAGGATATCATTGATGAAATAAATTCAACCGGCGCACCAGTAACTGCTTCAATTGACGTTTCTAATTTTGTTATGCTTATTAGTTCTACAGCACAGCTTACGATGACAGGTAATGCATTACTTGACATTGGCTTTGGTTCTAGTTCTATCATTGAGAGTAAACTTGCAAATTTAGCCGATGACTTAAATTCATTAACATACTTAGATTCATACATATCGGGTGATATATTAATTATTGAAACAGACGAAGATGAACTTACGTTATCTGGTTCAGCGTTTAATGACTTGGGATTCCCATCAAATACATTTGAGACTAATTCTAACCCAACGGCGTCTAGTGTTGCACAGCAGATAAATTCACTTAACATTCCTAACATTAGTGCGTCAGTATCAGTTGGTAGATTAAAAATATCTTCAAATTCAGCTAACATAATTATTGAAGAAAATGTGTCTACGCCAGGATCGATGTTGCGTATTGGATTTTCACAAACATCAGTAGAAGTTAATTCTATTGATAGTATTATTACAGACTTGAATTCAGCACTAAGTGACTTGTTGGGAACATCAGCACAAGAATTTGACAGACGTGTTCTAATCGCAAGTGATGAGAGTAGTATCGTTCTAAGTGATATCACTGGTAATGCGTGGAATGATTTAGGAATAGCAGTAGGAACTTATAGCAATACAAATACATTAAGTTCTAGCGCAGCAGAGTTCCAAGAACAAATCAACGATGCGTCTGATAATGTTACAGTTAATATTTCAAGTGACGGTAGAATGATTTTCACAAGTGAAAATAACACAATGACATTCTCTGGTACAACGCAAGCGATGCTTGATAAGATTGGATTATCAAATGAATATACAAGTGTTACCAGTAACGCAGACTTCAAAGTTATGCGCTGGAAGTCTGTTCGCTTTACTCCTAGATACAATGGTGATGATTTCGATGAGTTCTATGCAGAACTTGGACTAAACTATACAAGTTTAATTTGGGCAGACGAATATTTAAATTCTGGTTGGGCAGTTCTAAACCGTAATGAATATGGTACACTTCATATTTTAAATAGACGTGCTAAGCCAGTAAATACAGACTACGTAAATCGCATAGTTGCAAAATCTGGTGACGAGTTCTATGATTATCAATTGTTTGATCCAATCAACTTTAAGATTGCAGGGTCAATTGCTAAAGATATTGACTATGTAGACTGGAATGACCCTGCAAAATATGATGTTACACTGAATAGTGATTTATGGTTATCACAATCGTTGGGTAAAATCTGGTGGGATACTAATCTAACACGTTATTATAGATATGACGATTATGGTGATGCAAATGGCAACATCGATATTGATTATGCAAAACGTTTCTGGGGCAAGATTGTGCCAGGATCAGAAGTAGTAGTGAAGCAGTGGGTAACAAGTGAAAAACTCCCAGACGGAGTTTCACAATTCAATACAGAAACATATTTTGATAGCATCAAAAATAAAACTGTAACGAAGTATTACTACTGGATTGCAACTGGCGATGAAGCAAGATATGCAAAAGAGTTCTCAGTTGAAGAAATTTCAATGATGATTGCTTCGCCAACAACTGTAAACAAATTCTTCCCAGTAGATGGTGACACTGTTATCGTTTCTAATAATGCGAATATATTAACATCAGATACGATTACATATTCAATTGAGTATAATGTAGATGATAATAGAGAAACACATCACACTGATTGGGAACTAGTTTCTCGTAAATCAAGCGCACCATTAGAAGATATATTCTTACAAGACTTTAAGAATTCTATTGCGAATAGTGAAATTTCTCACTATGAACAGTTTGAAGTATCTGCGACAGATATAACTTCTACTGGTGTGGCATTCTCATATGATTGGATTGGTGACAATTCACTGACACATAATGATATCGTAGTCACCGTCAATAATGTAATCGTATCAAATAATGATTTCGTTATTAACGTTGATGAAGTGACAATACTTTCAGCAGTAGATATACTAGAAGATGACGTGGTACGTGTGTATCATGTTTCTGAATACGATAGTTGGTTTGCAAATATCACAGACGCTAGAGATAACTTTGCAAGTACTGTTCTTTCTACACTGTCCAAGAGAATGATTGCAACTGACTTCCCAATGTACAACGACTACATTGCATTAAATCACGGCGTATTTGCAACAACTAATTGGTATCATGCAGAAGAATACGAAACTATAGATACATTTGAATATCTATCACGTACTCGTAACATCGACATGATTGCGTTACATAACAGCGGAGTATCATCATTCAAAGTTGAACTACCAGATGGCGATGAGTACTATTTCCCAGTCAACGGCGAGATTAGATTAGTACACAAAACTAATTCAGTTCTTGATTTAGATTTCAGTATTACAGAGTTAACAGTTCCAGAAACTGTGCGTCTAACTGCTAATCAGCTTAGTGTACAATTGCATGAACTAATGAATATGATTTATAAGTATGCAGAAGTTTCTGAAATTAAAACAATATTCTTTGATATGATTGAATATATGTACACAGAAAGAACACATCCGGAATGGATATTCAAGACTAGTTATATCGACTTGACAATGTTTAATAAACCATTACGTCAATATGCTATCTATCAGCGTGATACATATCAGGATACAATCGATTATGTTATGGAAACAAAACCATATCACACAAAGATTAGAACAACAGAACGTATCTATCCTACAGATGAAACAGCAGACCTGACAGTTGATGCATTGCATCACATGCATATTACAAAATACTTTGGTGAACATAGTAGATTTGAACTTAATGGGATCGATGGCGGCGATGAAGAAGTAACAGATACAAGTTTATTTGAACCACTGGTAGACGGCGAGTATCTGGGTGGTAAGTTCCTACGCAATGATATTGGATATACATACAGTGCAGATGGATTTGATACTGGTGAATTTAGTGCATCAGCGAGAGACGCTTCAATCGTAACAGTAGATACATTTACAGATGAGACAAGGACGACACTTGACAGAAAAGAGTTTTACGTGTATGATAAATTTGGAAGAGGATATCATATTCCTGTAACAGACAGTGGTACAATTTCATCATTCGATGGCGAAACTCTAGTTGTTAACCAAGCATCTAAATTCAAAGCGGCAAAATCTAAAACTATACGTTTAGTTGCCGTCGAGGATGCAAATGGAAACGTAGAGTTTATGGTGTATGATAGCAAATCTACAAATAATCTGAGAATTTCAGAGCGTGGGGTGTACAATGGCGTTGCTACAAGTGTAGATAATGGCAATACAATTTATGTATTGGGCGCACCTGATCAGATTTATTCTCATGAGGACACATAAGAAAAGACATATCAGTTAAAATGATAAATATACTTAGAATTTGAAAAGAGAGATACGAATGTTTAACGAAGATATTAAATCACAAGTTATCGGCACACTTAAAATCTTTGATAAAGATAGTGGTGACATTCTTGTACAAAAGAGAAATGCCATTCACCCAGGTAATATGGCATATGTACTTGCAAGTGCATTAGCGGGATCCGCAGTTGATGTGAATACTGGCGGCACTGCACCTTTTGTAAATTGGATGGCATTCGGTAACGGTGGTAGTAGTTCAACTACAACACTTTCATATCGCTCTCCTAGAGTATTTGGTATTTACGACCAACTACCTATCACTTCAAGTAATTCAACATTATACGCTAAAAAGTATCAACAAAGAACAGAGAACACAGTCTACTTCCCAGGTCAAGACATGGGAGAGGGCGAAATTGTTCCTGATAATACATCAAAGATTAATTTTAGAGTAGAAATGGATCATCAGCAATATGCTGATATGAATAACGAAACAGTTCCAGAAAACGATTCAACAGTATCAAAGACTTTCACGTTTGATGAAATTGCACTACTATCTGGCAATTTGATTACTGATACAAACGATTGGTCGGATTTGGACGAGGATAAAACATTGATGCTAACACATGTGACTTTCCATCCAGTGTTACTATCGGCGAATAGAACAATCGTAATCGATTATACGGTTACAATACAAATTAATTAAGAAAGAATCCGGAAAATCTTTCTTGGTTTTTAAAGGCGTAAGCCAACTAAACGACTAGTCAACTTAGGAGCAAAAATATGGCTGTAGGAGATACAATTAATGCAAATGACCCATTTGCAAGCCTACGTACCAAAATGAACACTATTCTTAACGGAACCGGTGTAGCAGGTGGTTACAACCAAGGTCACACAATTGCTGCTAACCCAAGTACAGGTGATTTAATCGATGATGCATACTTCGATTCACTTTACTCGGCAGCAGCAAAAATTTCAAACTATTATAATATTACAAACCCATTTACAGCAGTAAATGCAGGCACAGTCGTTGCATGGTCACACTATGCGGGCGCCGCGGCAACATTTGAAAGCGATATTAACACACGTTTCAACTCACCATGGAGCTATTCATCAGGTTGGGACACAACAACTGCAACAGAAACAACGCAAACTGTTTCAAACTGGAACGGCACACGTGATACAGTAACGAAAGTAGCTTTCGGTTCAACAACTAATATGCATGCCTGGTTCGCTGCTGGCGGTGAAATTCGCGTTTCAATGTCACACGATGATCCAACAGGTAACCAACAAGGCACTTCATGGGAACAACTTACAGGTGAAATGGGAACATATCGTTTCTCGGTTCGTGCGACAGATTCAACTAACATTGATACATCAACACGTAAGAAGTACTCAGACTTAACATCATCAAACGCTTATGTAAAACGTGAGTATGCAGACGACGGTGATTATTCATCAAACTATGCAGACATTTCAGCTTACATTTCTGGTTCAGACCTTTACATCACAGTACGTCTAGTAGACGCACACGTTGCACGTACTGGTTCAGGCTCTGGTTATGGCGGTGCTTGGTCTTGGACTGGTGCAGATAGCGTGGCAGGTACATCAACTGTAAATGTTTCTTCACTAAAATTATCGAATGCAAGTGGTTCGGTGGTATTGACTAACCCAACATGTACAGTAACAAATACATTATAAAATAATACACTGAGGACAAATTAAATGGCACCACAAAGTTACTATCTGGGAGGCAAAATCAGGGCATCTGATTTCAACGGTTTCGCAAATGATATTAATGAGATTGTTGGATTAGGGGCAGGTGATTCGGGTTATGGCCAATCACAGCTACTGGTAACTCTTGTGACCGCTGGTTCAAAAGTACGGGCGGCGAATTGGGATGAACTATTAACATCTATTAAGTTCGCCGCTCAACACCAATCAACAGCTATTAATATTCCGGCTAGTACTAGTGACTCAGATTTCCCAGCACCAAACAAAATCATTCAGTTAATTCCAGACCTAGAAAATGATATTACTAGTGTTCGTGCTAATAAACTAAACTACGACATCTCTTTGATGACGCTTGAGACAAACAAAATTTCGTCATCAAAGACATTCGTAGATCCTGGATCAACAGGTAATCATTGGGATAATTCAAATAACCCACAAAATTACGAATTCAAAACTACATTCTCAGATACAGATGCAATGCGTAACTTCTTTAACTCAGGTGGTGAAATTCGTATATCAACTGAATTAACAGGTTATGATATATCACATGCACAAAGTGATGCATGGGCGGATTTATTAACAGATATTGCAACTGTTAAATTATCAAATAATTCTACAGAAAGTTCAGCAAGTGTTGGTACTCCGGGTGTAGGATTTACTGGTCTAACTGCAACATATGCGCTTGTGTATACAAAAGGTGGCATTGGTGATTATGTACAAAACCAACTTAATGTGTATGCGAAAACAAATGGTTCTGCGATTGATGTTAAGATTGAATACAATGATGGTCACGTATCTGATACAGGTACATGGACAAATGACGGTGGTGGCACTTGGACAGGCACTGACTATACAGAAGGCACACTTACTGTAACGATTGATCAACAACGTGCAGATGATAATGATGTATCTGGATTAGGTGTTGTTACTCCAACTCCGACATATTCTCATATTTCTGAACTTTAACACTTGACATTTCTCTAATATTTCTATATAATAGAAGTAATATTAGGAGAATAACCATGTCAAACGAAACTATCAATTCCTCTAGTGCTGAACAAGAACGTCTTGCTAAAGCACTGGACTTTTCAAACACAATGCAAACATTTAACTTGGCTAAGAATAATCTTAAAGTCAAGACACAAAACCTATTGTCACACAGCACTAATGGCGGTACATTCCGCGTATCACAGGAGCTTATTGCTTTTGTAAATATGGCTGTTGTATCTGGTAAGACAAGTCTAATTTTATTGGACAAGAATGATATTCCAATCCAAATTGATGACACTGAAAAGTTTTTAGAAGATATTAGCAGTCTTTACTTCGAAGTAATCAATGAGTACTACAATGACTATCAAAAATTGCGTAGTTCACGCAAGATTGAAAAGGTACTTGAAATCTAATGCGCGGTATTATTCTTTTTGCAAGAAATAATGGTTACGTTGATTATGTGAAGATTGCATGTGCAAGTGCTGGTTATGCTAGGAAAAATCTTAGTGAATTTGACGAAATTTGTCTCGTTACAGATAGCGCCTCGGCAGATGAACATCCGGAACTAATCAAGCAATATTTTGATAGAACTATTATTTCAGATAACTTTCAACCAGAGAATACTAGACTGTTCAAAGATACTGCGAACAGTCCTGAGTATGCATCCTTTAAAAATATGGGACGCAGTGAAGTATATGAACTTTCACCATATGAAGAAACATTGGTCATTGACTGTGATTACTTTATAATGAGTGACACACTTGACCAGGTATGGGGAAGCGAGAATGACTTCATGATTAATTATCAATATAGGGACATTGCTGGTAGACATGGCGGTAATGTTTCCTATATTGATGATTTTACTATTCCAATGTGTTGGGCGACTGTGTTCTTCTTTAGAAAGAGCGAGTTCGCAGAAAACTTGTTCAATCTAATCACACATATCAAGTACAACTACAAATACTATTATGCTCTATACAATTGCTCTGGTAATCTGTTTAGAAACGATTTTGCATTTGCAATTGCATTGCACATGTTAAACGGAAATGTAGCATTTAGTGCGCCGTCACTTCCTATAGACTATCTTAACAACTCGTTTGACTTAGATGATATCTTTAGGGTAAATAGTGCGAATGATGTTATCATGTATTGTGCTAAAGCAGAAACAATCGAAGAACACTTGTTGTCCCGCTTCACTAATACAGATTTACATATTATGAATAAACGTGCGATTGAACGTAATGTTGATATGATGTTAGAACTAGGAGAAACACTATGAGTAAAGGTTACATTGTAATTGCTCAGAATAATAATGAGTTTGACTACCTAGAAATGACATATGCTCTAGCACTTAGTTTAAAAGCCACACAGCAAGAGAACGCAATTTGTGTATGCGTAGATGAACACACTAAGAGTTTAGTACAAGATAAACACCGTAAAGTCTTTGACCATATTGTAGATATTCCTTGGAATGATGATGCTGGTACAGATAATTGGAAGATTCATAATAAGTGGAAGTACATTCACATGTCTCCGTTTGATGAAACGATTATCTTGGATAGTGATATGGTGTTTACACACAGCGTGGATCATTGGTGGGATTATCTAGCTACTAAAGACGTATGGTGTTGTACAAACGTAAAAACATTTCGCGGCGAAGATGTAGTAGATGACTTCTACCGTAAGAAGTTTACAGAACTAGAACTGCCAGACGTATACAGCAACTTTTCGTATTTTAAAAAGACACAACCTGCATATGAGTTTTTCCGTATGATTGAACTTATTATGACACATTGGAATGTTTACTACGATAAGTTTCTTAAAGGTATCGGTCAGAATTGGATGAGTGCTGATATGGCATATGCTCTTGCGATTAAACTACTTGACATTGAAGAAGTTGTGTGCGATTATGATATTAAGGATGTTCCTACATTCGTTCATATGAAATCACATGTTCAGAATATTGAAAGAGCAAAGATTGATAACATCTGGACAAAGAGTATCCCAAGTGAATTAGCAGACAATCTTGAAGTTCGTATCGGTAACTTTGTTCAGAACCTTCCAGTACACTATGTACAGAAAGAATGGATGACACAAGAAAAGATTGCGACTTACGAAAAGGCAGTGTTATGATTACAAGTACATTAGAAGAAAATAGAACAAACAGATATGTATACTTTGATGACACTGGTACCATAACAAGTATCAGTGGAAGAACAGATGACACTGATAACATGTATGCGATATTTGAACTAGATGATATTCTTCCGTTTATCGATGGTACATATAAGTTTTCAGATTATACTGTAAAGCGTAGTGACAATCCATTGATATATGATATTGTAAAGCGTAAAGTTAATATTAAGCAACGTAGTGCAGAGAACCAAATATCAAAGATTGTAGAAATTGATGGTGCTGATATCAATATAGAAATGACAGATGATGCTGTTGTTATCAGTGCAAGTGATGACCTAGTAGCACGTTCAAACGTAGACAAGAACCAATCAGTTGTAGTTGCTGGAACTGATTCACATCCTTTCTTTATTACACACAAAGATAAACCAGAGTTCCTGATTAGTATGCAAATGATTAAGTTTAGTGATTTGCTGAGTGGTGAAAAAGTAACAATTAACTACGACTATAAATACGATATAAGTATTTACACTCGTAAGTATTTTGATAGTTATTCGTTAAGGAGAGCATAAGAATGAAACTAGAAATTGGTGAACTAGATATCTTTTATCTAAGTTACGATGAACCAAATAAAGAGAAACACTGGGCAGACTTGCTACAGAAGTTTCCATTTGCAAAACGTGTAGATGGCGTTAAAGGTTTTGATAATGCGCACAAGGAATGTGCGAGACAAAGTGATACAGACAGATTTATTACTATCGACGGTGATAACATCGTAGATGAAAAGTTCTTTGATATTGAACTTACGTTCCCAGAAGACACTGACTTAGCTAACTCGGTTATCTCATGGTCAGCGAAGAACGTTGTGAACGGACTTGTTTATGGCAACGGCGGAATTAAATGCTGGCCAGTACAACTTGTACTTGATATGAAGACACATGAAAATGCAGAAGATGAAACAAAAAAGGTTGACTTCTGTTGGGACTTGAACTATATTCAGATGAACAATGTGTACTCACTCGTATATAATGCAGGATCACCGTTCCAAGCATTCCGTGCTGGTTATCGTGAAGGTGCTAAAATGTCACTTGATGAAGGTAAGAAAGTTCCTGTAGAAGACTTTAAGAAACGTATCTGGCCTAAGAACTATGAGCGTTTAATTACATGGTGTAACATTGGTTCTGATGTAGAGAACGGCATCTGGGCATTATTCGGCGCACGTCTTGGTTGCTATGATATCAATCTTAACCCTGATTTCGTACTAGAAAACATTTCTAGCTATGATTGGTTCAAAGAGTATTTCGAAAACGAAGTCTTCCCACCATTTAAAGGCGGTGAAATGAAATGCGAAAACACAAAAGTAGAATGGGACTATGATAAGTTGTTTGATGAATGTTTGCGTATCGGTGATATCTTAGTTGATAAGATTGGTATGGAACTATGTGATCCAACTCCAGAAGTAGCAGCATTTTTCAAGCGAGTATACTCAAATCCCCCAAGAGTAAAGAATCCATTAGCAACAGAAAAAACCACTGGTTGGAGCGGACATTAAATGTCAAATTATGATGACGATGCAGTAAGCACACGTCAAAAGCTAAATTCTATTTCACCATCTATGTGTATGGCAAAGTGGTTGCAAGTAAGTTTGCATCTGCCGCAAGGCCGTACACATAGTTGTTATCATCCACCTACACATGCTATTCCGTTAGATGAACTGAAAAAAGATGTAGGTGCATTACACAATACAACATTTAAGATGCAAGAGCGTAAGCAAATGTTGCAGGGTGAACGTCCTGAAGGTTGTCAGTATTGTTGGAATGTAGAAGATGCACCGAATGCCCCGGAAGGTGGTCGTCTAAGTGATAGACACTATCGCAGTAGTGAGTGGTGGGTCAAAGAAGCATGGGACGAAGTAGTAAACAATCCTTGGGATCACAAGATAACACCGCGATACGTTGAAGTAAATTTCAATCAAGCATGTAATCTAAAGTGTTCTTATTGTTCTCCGCATCTATCTACTGCATGGGAAGATGATGTTAAGAAACATGGTGGCTTTAGATTTGCTAACGGTACTGGGCATAATGATATTGATTATCTACGTAAGACTGGTATGATGCCACTTGAAGTAGCACGTAAAGATAATCCTTATATTGAAGCATTTTGGAAATGGTTTCCAGAAGTGTACAACGAATTGAAAGTATTCCGAATGACAGGTGGTGAACCTCTTATGGATAAGAATACATTCAAAGTATTAGATTATGTCAATGAAAATCCAAACGCATTCTTAGACTTGAGTATTACGTCAAACATGGCGCCTCCTCAACCAGCGTTAATGGATAAGTTCATTGAGAAAATACAGAAATTAGAAGAAGTCCGCGTTTGGGAAGATCCAGAACGTTTCAACCCAGATAGCGGAAATCATTGGTATGTCGCACCAGCATGTAAGCATTTTAGTTTATATGTTAGTGTTGATAGTGTCGGGAAGCAGGCTGAATATCTTCGTGATGGCCTTGATTTTGATACGATGTATGAAAATTGCCGTCGAGTATTGTCTGAAACAGATGGTACAGAGATTTCGTTTATTAACACTTTTACTCTCCTTAGTATACCAAATTTACGTGGGTTCTTAGATATGATTCTAAAGTTGCGCGAAGAATTTGGGTATGAAAATCAAGAAGACAAAGTTATTCAGCCTCCCGACCGAAATGGATTTAAGCATCCAAAATTTGTGCGCAAGAAACGTCAACGTGTTTGGTTTGATATTCCTTACTTACGTTATCCAGACTGGATGACAATTCAACTAGCAGATCCAATCATGCTTGATACTATTCAAAGCAATATCGATTACATGAAAGCAAATGTTCTACCAAATGATTTGTATGGACGTAAGTATACTGGATTTAAGAACTATGAAGTCTTAAAACTTGAGCGTGATTTGGCTTGGGCAAAAGAAGGACTAAATATGAGTGACGCAGAATTAAGTGATAAGTTAATTCGTTTCTACGAATACTTTACACAGTATGATAAGCGTAGGGGACTAAATTTCTTAGAAACATTCCCTGAAATGACAGACTTTTGGAATGAAGCTAAAGAAGAATACGAGGTAAAATATGGCGCGTGACAACAAGAATGGGGAAACCCTTCATCAGTATAAAGAACGTATAATTGATACCAAGAGCGCAAGCTATTGTGGTGCAAAATGGTATAATGCAACTATTTGGTTGGGTCATGGGCAAACTACAAGTTGTCATCACCCACCTGGACACTGGATTCCAGTCGAAGAACTAAAAGACAATCCTTCTGCAATTCATAATACTATGCATAAGAAGAAGATGCGTAAGATGATGCAAGAGGGCGAACGTCCTAGTGAATGCGAATACTGTTGGAAAGTAGAAGATATGGGCAAAGACCATATCTCTGACCGCGTATTCAAAACTGAAATCTTCAGCAATGAAGACCTTGACAAGAGTATGGAAATGCCATGGGATTCCAATGTACCGTTGCGTACACTTGAAATCTCATTTGATAGAGCATGTAATCTAAAGTGTACTTACTGTAATCCAGCATTCTCAACTGCATGGGTTAAAGACATCAATGATTATGGCGCATATCAAAATATTCAGTCTGATGGGCGCGGCCACTTTATGGACACTGCTCCGTGGGCAGAACCTACAACAAAGAAAGCAGAAGACAATCCATTCATTCAAGCGTTTCATACATGGTGGGAAAGTGATTTAGCAGACAGTCTAGAAGAAATTCGTATTACTGGTGGCGAACCCATCATGCATACGGGTACTTGGAAGTTGTTTGATTGGTTTGAAAAGAACCCAGATCGTGGTCGTAATATGCGATTTGCTATTAATAGTAACTTGTCACCAGAAACTCCTAAAGTACTAGACAAGTTGATTGAAAAGTCTTGGTATGTTCCTAACTTTGAAATCTACACTTCTATGGAAGCAACAAAAGATCAAGCTGAGTATATACGTGACGGTTTGGATTATGACAAATGGATGAATAGTATCCATCGTGTTCTTAAAGAATCTAATGTACAGAAACTACATATGATGATGACAATCAATTCGTTGTGCTTAAATAGCATCACTGAATTTATGGATGAAATAGTTGAACTACGTGAAGAATACGGACCACGTGCTCCTTCGCTTACATTGAACATTCTACGATTCCCAAGTTTTCAGAGTGCCGCGATTTTACCAGAACATCTTAAAAAATACTACAAAGACAAATTGACTTCATGGCTTTTTCTTAATAGTAAAAAAATATTCGAACATGAACGCGCAAGTGTACGCAGACTGATCGACTATCTTGATATTGTTAAAACACCACATAAGAACACAGCAGATCAAGGTAAATTGTACAACGACTTTAAGGCATTCTTTTCACAGTTTGATGTAAGACGTAATAAGAGTTTCGCTGAAACCTTTAAAGGTCCGATGGCTGATTGGTATAACACACTTGAGGCAGAAGTCCCCACCGCTGAACAAATAAAGTCTAAGACATTTATTCTTGAAAATGCACCACGTGGGCTTGATCCTGCTACGACTGAAGAGTATGGTAGCGGAGATGACGCACACGAACAGAAAATAAAAGTAGGTGGGTGGGATACGGAGACTGATGCCCTCGGAGGAATTATAGTTGACTAAACGAATCGTACCAATCTGGAAAGATGATGCAAGTTGTGCTGAAGAAAGTGAAAACAAAACTTTCTGTATGGCACCGTGGTCACATACTTATATCTCGCCACAAGGTGAACGTAGAATGTGTTGTGCATCACGTGAAGAACACTCTTTTCAAAAGCAGTATATCGATGCATCAAATGATTCAAAGTATGGGGAAGTAACAGATTCTAAAACTGACGTTGATGACTTTAATCCAACAACGCTAGAAGAACATTGGAACTCTCCTTACATGCGTGACATTCGTAAGAAGCTAATGGCAGGAGAGCGCATTCCACAATGTGATGTGTGTAATGATGACACTCTATCACTAAGTTCGTATCGCAAATGGTTCACAGGTGTACTATTCAAAGATAAGATACAAGAAGCATTTGATAAGACAGATGATGATGGGCGTACAGAAATGCCAGTAATTTCCTTTGACTATCGTTATTCAAACTTGTGCAACTTCAAGTGTCGTATGTGCGGTGAGCAATTATCAAGTGCATGGGAAGCTGAAAAGAAGAAACACGACATGTGGAGTATTGAAAATCAGCCCTTTATGCAACCTACTGTTAAACAGAAAATGCAAAAGTTTCAGAAAGACGTTGCTGAACCTGAGTTCAAGAAAGCAATTAGTGACGGCATAGTAGAAGAAATCTATTGGGTCGGCGGCGAACCTCTTATGTATGATATGCATTGGTGGGCATTAGAAGAAATGGTAAACAACGGTTCTGCAAAGAACTGTTATTTGCGTTATAATTCTAATCTATCACGTGTAGACTTCAAAGGTAAAAATCTATTTGATTATCTACCACAGTTTAAAGACTGGTTAATGTGCGCATCTATCGATGGTACTGGTGATATTGTAGAGTTTATTCGTAAGGGTATCGTATGGGAAGAATGGCTAGATAACTTCAAGCAAGGACTGGCAGCACCTGGTGGTAAGCATAAAATGCTATTTGACTTGACTATCACAGGTCCAGGCATGTTCTCATTAAAAGATTTGTTTGACTTATCACTAGAATTAGATGTGCGCATGGAAACAAAAATCATGTTTGCATTTCATGCTGATATTGTTATGTCACCGTTTGCGTGGCCACGTCATATTCTTGACAGAAAAATTGATGAGTTATTAGCATATATGGAACCACGTGGTACACAAAAGCAAGAGACACTTATTAACACTCTACATGAAATGAAGAAACGTCCGACATTTGCAGAACAATGGCCAGATACACACGAACAAGAGTTTAAGAATGGTAAAGGATATCAAGATAGACTTGACCAGATTAGACAAGAACAATATCGGCTAGAAGATATTTACAAATTAGATACAGAACTGTATCTTTGGTGGAGACGATTTGATGGAAGAAAATAAATCAGGAAGAATGTTCCCTATTCAGAATGAGGCAGCGTGTGCGTTAAAATGGAGTTGGTTAACATTATATCTAAGTCTTGACCAAATCAATATGTGTCACCGAACCGGCGGATTTAATCTATCGCCGGACGATAATTTTAAAGATTTTAACAAGCATCCGAAATTAGTTGAAGAACGCAAGCGCATGGTTGATGGGAAGTGGCCTAAGGACAGTTGCCAATACTGCAAACGTGTCGAAGATTCCGGCGGCAAGAGTGAAAGACAGGTTTTCACTCCGATGAATAATTGGAATCCGCATGAAATTATGTATTCTGAAAACAACGAATTACAAGACGAAGTGACTCCTACCTGTGTTGAGGTATACTTTAAGAATACATGTAATCTAGCATGTACATATTGCACACCGCAATTTAGTAGTAAAATTGAAGCAGAGATTAAAAAGTATGGTCCTGCTAGTAAGTACTATAGTCTTGATGGTAATTTCTCAAGTTCAAATAGATACGAAAAGCGCAAGGGTGAGTTCTGGGAATGGATGCACGAACATTCACACAAAATTAAAATGTTTCATATTTTAGGTGGCGAACCACTGTATCAGAAAGAAGAGTTCGAGGAATGTTTATCATTCTTTGAAGAATCGGAGAATGATAATTCTAATATCGGTATAAAGATGTTTAGTAATTTGATGCATAAACCTCGCCTGTTCAAACAGAAACTTGCAAGGATTCAAAAAATGATCGCTACTGGGAAAATTGACAATTGGATTGTTGTATGTAGTATTGATGCATGGGGACCTGAACAAGAATATTCACGTTACGGGATAGACTTGGAGCAATGGGAAGAGAACTTCAATACACTAATGGAATTAGATGGCATTACAGTTCAAGTACATAGTACAATTTGTCCGCTGACCACGCCTACTAATTGGGAATTACGACAAAAAGTATTGGACTATCAACTACGTTACGATAAAGAGATTGAACAAAGCTGGAACATTATTCAAAACCCACCATTTTTAGATCCAACTAAGTTTGGAAGTTACGTGTTACCGGACTTGCAAAAACTAATAGATTTGGTTAACCCCGATACTAAAGAATTTGATATGTTAACGGGATATTATAAAGCAATCGAAAGTAATGAACCTGATTTAGAAATGTTACGAGAATTCGTTTCATACTCCGACAAGATGGATCAACGTAGAAACTTAGATTGGAGAGCGGTATACCCTGAGTTATCTGCGTATGTACACGGGCAAATAGATAATGACTGATACATTCTGCCCATTACTATTTCAACACCTAGCGACACATCCTCATGGGGGTGTGACGCATTGCTGTATTGCGGATCACAGACAAGCACTTAGTAGTGCGAAAGATGGTGATCGACGTTATTATAATCTCAACAGAGATACCGTATTCGAAACGATGAATAGCGAGTCATTCCGCAAAGCAAGAGTACAAGTACTTGATGGAAAGAAGCCTAAGGCATGTATGCGTTGTTACTCGGAAGAAGCAAAAGGTATGCAAAGCAAACGGTTAGAAGAGATTAAGAACTATCCTGAGTACACTGTAGGAGTCGCTAGGGACGCCACTGACGATACTGGCTACATGAAAGATGTACAACTCGATTTCGTTGAGCTTAGATTAGGTAATGTTTGCAATGTTGCATGTCGTACTTGTAATCCAGCATCATCATCTAAATGGCGTAACGATTACGACAAACTACAAAGCAGTACAACATTCAAACTCACAAGCTATGACACGATGGAAGGCTTTAGATGGCCTGAACGTGAAGAGTTCTGGAATGACTTACTACAGCATTGCGACAGAGTAAAGACATTCTATATTAATGGTGGAGAACCAACACTAATCAAAGAACACTTTAAGTTCTTAGAGCGTTTAGTTGATATGGGTAAAACAGATATCAAACTGTGGTACAATATCAACATGACGCTAATGAGTGAAGAAGTGATAGAGTTATGGAGAAAGTTCGATCATGTGAAGATTAGTTGTAGCATCGACGACCTAGGTGATAGAAATCATTACATTCGATACCCAACTAAATGGGACACTGTTATGAAGAACTTCTTACGTATTAAGGAAGAAGACTTTGAAATTGATGTAACGCAAACTGTATCATGGATGAACTACTCTACTCTAGGAGACTTTTATAACTTCTTCCATAGAGAACATGGAGTATGGGTTCATCATAACTATGTGTATGATCCAGACATTCTATCCCCTGCAGCATTACCTAAAGCTATGCGTGATAGCATACATGAACGATTTAGTAATGTATTTGAAGATTACAAATTAAAAGAATTTAAAAACATGTTCGGTGGACCTGATAAACCAGAGAAATGGGAACAAGCAAAAGAATACACTCGTAACTTAGATACGATACGTAACCAAGTTATCGGCGATTATTTACCAGAATTTAAGAGGATACATTAATTATGTATACATATGACAGACTACAACATTTGGACTTAGAAGTGAGCAGCTTGTGTAACGCATTATGTCCGGTTTGTAACAGACGACAATCCGGCGGTATAAAGAATCCGATGTTTACAGAAACGTATGTTACGTTAGAACAATACAAAAAATGGTTCCCAGTTGAATTAATCTCTAGATTATTTTCTATTTCTTTCTGTGGTAATTATGGCGATGCGATGACAAACCCAGAATTGATTTCAATTCTAGAGTACACAAAGGAATTGAATCCAAACATCAAAGTGACTATGAATACTAATGCAAGTGGACGTAATGAAAAGTTCTGGCAGGATTTAGGTAGGCTTGTCGGTAGTAACGGGCATGTTACTTTTAGTATCGATGGGTTAGAAGATACGAACCATATCTATCGTCGTGGGACTCACTGGCATAAGATTATGTCCGCAGCCAAAAATTATATAGGGGCTGGCGGAACTGCACGTTGGGATTATTTAGTATTCAAGCACAATCAACATCAAGTTACTGAAGCAGAGGCACTAGCTAAAGAAATGGGGTTTGATCACTTCTTTCATAAAAAGGCACTCGGATTTGTCAATAGTGATACGGATAGAGTGGCTACTCCGGCAATGCATGTGTTTAATGAAACTGGACAGTTAGATTATGTACTTGAACCTCCAATGGAAGGTCGCTGGCAAAATAATGTCATCAAGGATTATATTAGTAAGACAACGTTTAACAAGGTTGACGGCGAGGATGTAGAATCGAAACACGCATTAAAAACTTTTAAGTTAGAGGAACATAGGCCTAAGTATATTCCGAAGCCATTTAAAATGGATAACACTAGACCATTGACCCAATGGGAAAAAGATTTAGGTTCTACAAAAATTGATTGTCTAGTTTTGAAATCCGATAGTTTCTTTGTCAGTAGTGAAGGATTAGTATGGCCCTGTTGCTTCACTGCAAGCAAGTATTATGCATATGATAATGAAGAAACATCACAATTAAAATCGTTTATCAATGATTATGGTAAAGATAAAATTTCTCTTCGCCATGTTACACTGAAAGATATAATTGATGGTCCAATGTTCCAAGAAAAATATGTCGAAAACTTTAACGATAACAATGTAAGAAATAAACGCTTACGCACTTGTTCAATTTTCTGTGGAAAAGATACTAATGCAGAAATGCAAAGTACGTGGGACAGTGTTAAGACTAAGTATCACACGTAGATAATCTATTTGCTATCTACTAAGTAATTAGGCCATACCCAAGTTCCTTCTTCTTTTCTATAAATTCTCGCCTCAGCTTTTGTTGAAACTGCGTTGATGTCAAGTTTGATGCAATGTCGGTGTAGTGCATTTTCTTGTATACTATTTGGTGTATCTAAAGTTGTAAATATTGCATTGATTTGCGATGATATATTTTTTGTTAAGTTTGTTTTAAACTCTTCAACAAAACCTCCGTACATAACCGTCCACCAATCATTCAGAATCGGAGTTCCTGATTTTATTTCTATAGAAGGAACACCAATACATCTGTTACCGACAGCACATGCCTTAAAATGGTTTATTAGCGAAAATTCAAAAAATCTATGATGGCTTTCGGTCTGTTCGAATATTATATCTGGTCTGATTCTGATGACTATATCATATTCTACTCCGCTATTAATAACCTGGTCCAGTACCCGTTCGGTGCTATACCATTGGCCAATAGTCGCTCGTCCAGTACTTGGAATAGCCGGATCAACTCGTGCGTTTACATATTCATTATTGCTAAAATACAAACTAGATAATTTATCTAGTACGTTTGAAGGCTCAATGTGTAGTTGTTTCGGTCTAAATGCCTTTATAAATTTGTCAAAATGTGTGTTAGCATCAACTTGGGTTTCTTTAACAAATTCTTCATATGTATCTGAAATTTTAGTATTACTTTGGTTATCCCAAAAATGAGCATACACGTCAAAAGTGCAAGTTTCCGAAGAATCTCTTAGTATCCTTAACCATTGTTCGATAATCATATCATTGTCTATGCCTCTCGGCTGTCCAAAAAATGCTAATGCTATCTTCATTATTGACTCCTCAATGCTAATGATCGTTTTTGCGCTTCATGTGCGATTTCCAAATCATATAATTCGTCAAACGACATTTCTTTAGTTGCGCCAGGTCTTACGACCGCTAATCCCATACTGGATTCTTTAGAAGACATCTTCTGATTAATAATAATATCTTGTACTGCGTTTTCATTGAGTACTGTCTTGTTGTTCATTATTTTTGCACGAACCAAACTAATATATTTTTGATCAAAGTTTGCGGTATAACTCTTAAATGCACCAGCCGCCCCAAACCACATATGATCAGTAGCGCATTGCATGCCCCGCCAGATACTTAAAGAATTAAAGAATATAGTATCTCCGTGTTCATGTTTCATTGGGTTAACACACCATTGGTTAACACGGGCATCAGTATCTCGGTAATGAGTGTTCGATACCAAATCATAACGCCAACGCACAATGACATCATATTTTATTCCAACTTCTCTTTCATACTCACAAAGCAAATCTAATGCCCGGCTAGTACTATAAAATTGACCTAATAGACTGAAATAGTAATTCCAATCAGAGAACTTGAGAGTGCTATCACTGTCAAAAGCCGCCCAACCACATCCTAAAAATTTGTCATGTACAACATTGGTTGTCTCATTTTTGTATTCTGGGTGATAAATTGTATCAAAAATTTCTTCTAATTTGTCATAACTTTCTATAATGGATTTTTTTGGATTAATAAGGCTAATAGTGTCCATGAGTTTGCCTTGATCATGCATCTGCAAATCAGAAAATCTTTCGTCAGTTGTTTTCATATTATTCCATGGTGAAAAATTAACAACTGAGTCCCACGTATGGCAGAAATAGTCTACATCTACTCCCGGCAAGTCAAATTCTTTTTTTAGAAATTCTGTCGTTACGTCAAAATTTCTAACCTGTCCCATTAATAATACGCCAATTTTCATTCATTTCACCTCTTGATAAATATACACATATAGTTATATACATAGTTATTTATCTACCAAAGGATTTGTCAAATGAAACGAGAACGTATTGAAAACTTTACAAGAGGGTGGTTCATAGGAAACTTTGAACCTGCAATTTTAAAAACTGAAGAATTTGAAGTTGGATTTCAAATTCACAAGAAAGAAGATACACCAGAGAAACATTATCAGGAGTTATCTACTGAGTACAATCTGTTGCTTGTTGGCAGTTTAATTGCAAACGGAGAAACATTAGGACCAGGTGACATATTCATATTTGATCCTAAGGAAGTAACGATTGTAGAGTTGTTAGAAGAATGTCATATCGTATGCGTTAAAACACCTAGCTTAGGATTTAACGATAAGGTAGTAGTTGAGTGAAAGTATTATGTATAGGTGATAGTTGGACATGGGGCGCTGAATTATGGGACCGTTCTATTTGTACAGAAGAAGAAGCTATAACAAAATACGGTCCGGATTTTACTGTAAAGTGTGAAAAAAATCATGCGTATGTAGACACTCATCGGTGGTCAACTATACTATCTCTTAGCGGTGAATACCAGGTAGAAAATCTAAGTCAGTCTGGCGTGTCTAATAGGCAAATATTAGAAATATTACATGATCGCTTGACAATGGATACTACTATTGATATAATAATTCTAGCATGGACCTCACAATTTAGAGCATCCAACAGGCGTTGTGATTGGGAGTTAGAAACCAATACACATGATCGTTTTGTGTCTGTGACAAAAACATTGGCAGATGATGAATTTATAGATACATTTTATAATGAATTATGCACTGCACATTGGTTAGCTAAAGATATCCCAATCATCAATGTTAATGCATTCTATGATAATAAAGTTCATAATAGTGTTGATCGAATGGTTTTTGCTGATAGAACATTACTTGACGTTGCAACCGACGGAAAAATAAAGGACATTTCATCATCAGATTGGCACTGGCATGCGAATTCTAGATACGACCTGAGTGATTTTAATCTCAAGAGGTCGGGACACCCAGATGAAACTGGACATAAATTAATTGCGCAATATATTGATGCATGTATTAAAGAGTATAAATAAGTACATACATAACTAACAGAGGTAAATATGAACGATTCGTATAGAGTGACATATCATGTCGAAAGCATTGATATA